ATCAAAAGTAGCTAAGCCAAAATATTATTTCGAATGCAACATTCTTGATCAATTGGCTCCAATTCAAAAGAAACATCGTGGCAAACGGCTTCCACAGGTAGAGATCGTTCAGGAGCGTTTTGAGAGCATTGTACCCCTAATGAATACCTGTGACTGCCTTGTAAGCGCGGCGTCCTCTGAGGGCTTCGGGCTGCCTCTGCTGGAGGGTTTGGCGGCTGGGATGATTGTGGTTGCTCCGAACTGCTCTGGTCAGTTGGATTTCTTAAATCCAAAGAATTCTTTGCTTGTTGATGTAAAAGAGGTCGATGCCGATAAGAGATATCAATATTGGCGAGCAAGTGAGGGAGCAAAGACTTGGCTTCCATCTAGAGATTCTTTGGCAGAACAGATGCTTAATGTATATCGTAATGAAAATTTATTGAAGAAAGAATTTAAAATAGAGACAGATAGAATTCTTAAAGAATTTACATGGAAAAATGCTGCAAAAAGTATTTTAGAAATATAGAGTTTAATGTTAGAGATAAGTAATATATTTTTTATTAATATTTCAAATACTAACTAGAGGATCCGAATATATGTCAGCTGCAGCGAATCACCTTAAATTACTTGAGAGCGAAGCCATCCACATTATGCGGGAGGTTGTTGCTGAGTTTGATAACCCAGTAATGTTATGGTCGGTTGGCAAAGATAGCGGATGTTTGCTGCGTATAGCTAGGAAAGCCTTTTATCCTGGCCCGATTCCATTCCCACTGATGCATATTGACACTGGTTTTAAGTTTCCTCAAATGATACAGTTTCGTGATGATATGGCTAAAAAATTAGGATTTCGCCTAATTGTTGAGCAGAAACTAGAGGCTATTGCGAGCGGAATGAATCCACATAAATTCGGAGTGGAGCGCTGCTGTGGAGCATTAAAGACTCAGGGGTTGTTGAGCGCCATAAAAAAGCATAAATTTGATGCAGCAATCGGAGGCGCGCGCCGTGAAGAAGAACGCTCTAGAGCTAAAGAAAGAGTGTTTTCATTTCGAGATGAATATGGTCAATGGGATCCGAAACGCCAACGACCAGAGCTATGGAGCTTATATAACACAAAAATATCTGATGACGAAAGCATTAGAGTATTTCCGTTATCCAATTGGACCGAAGCTAATATATGGCAGTATATTAAGCAAGAAGAGATTCCAATCGTGCCGTTATATTTTGCTGAGTCACGCAAGGTGGTACAGCGCGGAAAGATCCTCCTTCCTTACGTGGAAAGTTACGGCAGTAAACAGGATGATAAGATCATAGAAACAACCTGTCGATATAGATCCCTTGGATGTATGCCTTGTACTGGCGCTATTGAATCAGACGCAACTACATTAGATGAGATTGTTCACGAAGCCCTGACTACTACTCGCTCAGAACGTGAGACTAGAGTAATTGATCATGGCTCTAATACAATGGAGGACAAGAAGCGTGAAGGATACTTCTAAACTAGACGCCACCAAGAGCATATTGAGCCAGCGCATGGAGTTATTGAGATTTACAACTGCCGGCTCAGTAGACGACGGAAAGAGCACGCTTATAGGTCGGTTGCTGCACGATAGTAAGAATATTTTTGATGATCAGCTTGAAGCTGCAAGACAGGCTACAGAGGGCATGGGCAGAGTCGGTGTAGATCTTGCTTTAATTACAGACGGTCTAAAGGCCGAACGTGAGCAAGGCATCACTATTGATGTGGCATACAGATACTTCTCTACTCCACGTCGTTCGTTTATTATTGCAGATACGCCTGGACACGTTCAATATACGCGAAATATGGTCACCGGAGCATCAACTGCCAATGCAGCTTTGATCCTGATAGACGCACGTCATGGAGTATTGACTCAAACAAAGAGGCATACTTTTATAGCTTCACTGCTAGGTATTCCTCATATTATCATTGCGGTTAACAAAATGGACCTAGTGAGCTATTCGGAAAAAGCCTTTGAAGATGTCTGCTCTAGCTTTAGAAAATGGGCAGCCAAATTAAATCTGGGTGATATTAGATTTTTACCAATTAGTGCTATAAACGGTGATATGGTAGTAGATCGTGGTGACAATATGGATTGGTACCAGGGACAAACGTTGTTGGGTCAGTTAGAGACCTTAGAGGTTGGTTCGGATATTAATCTAATTGACCTTAGATTTCCTGTACAGTTAGTATCGCGGCCACAAACTGCAGACTTACATGATTTTCGTGGCTACATGGGAAAGGTTGAATCAGGCATTATCAGGGTTGGAGATGAAGTAGTTGTATTGCCAAGTAGGTGCTCAAGTAGGGTAAAGTCAATCCACACATTTGATGGAGATATACAGGAAGCTTCAGCCCCAATGTCTATATGCTTATCTTTGGATGACGATATAGACATTAGCAGAGGAGATATGATAGTAAAGTCGGGCAATCTCCCTCGTCAAGAGCAGAAGTTCGAAGCTACATTATGCTGGATGAGCGAAAGCTCTCTTGAGATTAATAAAAAATACTTAATTAAGCATTCCACACAAACAGTAAAGAGTCTAATCACTGACCTTCGTTACAGGATCGACGTCAATACTCTTCATCGAAATGAAGAATCAACCAAATTAGAGTTGAATGAAATTGGTCGCGTATACATTAAGACTTATAGCCCACTATTTATCGATGATTATAGTAATAATCGTGGAACTGGAGGTTTCATCTTGATTGATCCAGACACAAACGATACGGTAGCTGCAGGAATGATTCAAAAGCACGTTGAAGTATAGCTAGAATTTCTCATATAAATATATATTCAACATAGTACAATGTTGGTATGGATTTTAGATGAGAATATTAGATCTGAACGATAAATCGGCATGGAAGCTTAGCAATGCGACCAAAGTTGAAGATGGAGTTGTCCTAAAGTCTAACGGAAGAATTGAGGCAGTCCTGTCTGCCGGCGGTAAGCTATTTTTTAAAATAGTCTCTAAAAACATATCTGGAAATGGAAGTTTATGTATTAGACTTCTTGATAAAGATGAAAATATAATCTTTTTGAAAGATTTAAAATTTACAAGCAAGGCCTGGACAGAAAAGAGCCTTGTTTTTAGCATTTCCGCAAAGCTTAAAGGCTCAAGGCTGCAAATTTTTAGACCAAAAAATTCATTTGGAAGATTGCAAATTGGAAGGATAGTCATCGAAGGCGAAGCGGAAGTCGCCCCCAAGAAGAAGAAGGTTAAAAAATTATTATCATCACAGGTTTTGGTAACGGCAGAAACTCAAAAACGCTTGGCTGTTATAATTCCGTATGGCATTTACGGTGGCGGAGAAATTTATCTAAGAAATTTATTCTCTAATTTAGAAAATCCGTTTATTACTGATTTTATTTATTTGGCAAAAAATCCATTGCAATATAGAGTTACAAACCCTAAAATTAACCACCTTCTCGCGAAGAATATATCTCAACTAGAAGCTGTCTTATCTACAAATAATTACGATATAATTGTTTATTACAACAGCAAGAGAGTATACGAATCTTTATCTAATTTGAAAATAAGATCTGAAATTATAGAGATTTATCATAGCAATTTTATTTGGTCAGATGCAGTTGCCAGTCTAAGTAGTCGCAACGGAGTTAACAGGATTTTTAGGATCTCAGATAGCTTGTGCCATAATATCTCTGGAGTTGATGATATTTGCACAGTTCCAGTCGGAATAGACCCCAGCCTGTTTCAAAGAAAAAACTCAAGAAAGAATCATGACAAAAGAATATGCTTCGGGTTAGTCGCTAGACTATCTCCTGAAAAAAATATTAAATATGCAATCGATTTAATTGCATCAAATTCAGATATGAAGCTATCCATTATTGGTGACGGACCATTGAGATCCGCTCTTTCTTCATATATTAGAGAAAACAGTATCAAAAATGTTGAGCTAGTTGGGTATGTAGAAAAGCCTGAAGAATATTATAATGAGTTTGACGCATTTATCTTGACTTCAAAGATAGAGGGGACGCCGATATCAATATTGGAAGCCATGTCTTTCGGGCTTCCAATATTCTCAACAGATGTTGGAGAAATAAGATCAAACTTCGGACATTTAGATAATTTTCATTTTCTAACTGGGAATCTAAATGATGACACATCTATTTTGATTAAGAATTCTGATAAAAAATGTTTATTTAATAATCTAAGGGAATATATTATAGAAAATCATAATATACGGTCAAATTCAAATTTGTTCTTTAATTTACTATTAAAGAATATGCTATTTACGGTTCTGGCCGATCCTGAAAAAACGACTCTTTCTGGAAGGTTTTATTGATGGTTAATAAACTTCCTGCAATTAGACTTTTTGGAAATCCACAACTGTATACTGGGTATGGAAATGCCACCTATAATCTAAGTATGGCCCTATCTGAATCTTCTGTTGATACAAGGTTTGAGCTTTGGGGTCCAAACTCATCTTGCAAAAGTGAGTTCAATGATTTCAGCGGAAAGCCTAAGATCGATTTATACATTCAAACTCCGCCTTTTTCTAGGCATAGATCAAATAATTATAAAATAGGATATTTCTATTGGGAGGCAGATACGCTCCCTCGGGCCTGGGCCAAAGATATTCGATCCAGTATTGACGAAATTTGGGTTCCGTGCAAGCTGACGGCTAATGCATGCAGAAAGGCCGGGTTTAATGGCCCAATAGAAATCCTTCCAACGCCGGGGAGGATAGTTGGTGGCTATGAAGAGGTTCAGTTCCCAAGCGAAGCATCTTCAGAGTTCGTCCTATCTGACACTATTTTTAAGTTTTACTCTATTTTTCAATGGAACAAAAGAAAGGGCTATGATCAGCTTCTTCGAGGATATTTTAAAGAATTTTCTTCGAAAGATAATGTCATTTTGATTTTAAAAGTCAACCCCATAAAGCACAGTGGTCATGGTCTCTCAAGGATAAAGACAGATATAATTAGAGCCAAAAATTCTATTAAGAGAAAGCCGGATGATTTTCCAAAAATATTTGTCTGTACCGACAACCTTTCAAGGGCCGCTATCAATGGGCTTCACAAGGCCTGTGACGCCTTTGTGCTGCCCCATAGAGGTGAGGGGTGGGGCATGCCGATACATGACGCCATAATGCACGGAAACCATGTCGTTGTCACAAGGTTTGGTGGAATCACAGAGTACTTAGATGATGAAAATTCTTTTATCATAAATCATGATATCCGACCTGTAAAAAGAATGGATTGGAATCCCTGGTATGGTACTTATCAGAATTGGGCTCATCCAAGAACTTTTTCTTTAAGAAAGAATATGCGTGCTCTCTATGAGGGCAGAGGCAAATTCTCTAATAAACTAATTAATTTAGAAAAATTAAATTCTAAATTTTCTATAAATGCATGTTCGTCAAATATAGAAGCATTGTTATCCAAGAACAGATTTTCGAGATTTAAATAATGAAAAATAATTATAGAATAGCAGACTGGCTGGTCCACGGCGGGCATCAGTATGAGTTTTTTAAGACTGGACATAGATTTTTTTGTTCGTCCCCAAAGGGTCCTGCTCCAAGCCCCGATAATCTTGGCCGGCCTCGAAATAGAAACGTCATCTACTTAAGTCAAGCAGCTCTCAATCAAAAGAGAGTTGATATAATTATGGTTAGAAGTGTTGTGAATAAAAATAGATACAAATCTATTAGACATAACACTCCCAATAAGAGACCAGCCGGTATAGCAGTAATTCAAACTCCACATCCCTTTCCTGTTCCTAGATGGGTAAAGTGTATGGTTTGGAATTCTGAATATTCAATGAAAAAGTACAAAAGCATGTATTCTGGGATAAAGCACTATTATATCCCTCATGGCTTTGATCCTGGCGAGTTTAAGAATTTAGATCTTCCAAGAAAGAAGATGATGTTAGCTGCAGTAAGCGTTTTTGAGAAAAGAGGACTAGATCTTGGCTTTAAAGATTGGAAGTGGACCTCAGATCAGCTTGGTGGATCAGCCCTGCTCGGCCATGGCAATGATGGCTTAGAGGAATCAATTGGTTCATTTCCTCTTAAGAGGTTGGTTAAAGAGTTTAATTCTCACTCTGTCTTCTTAAATACAACGATCAAGAGTGCTATGCCTCGAACTCGCGCAGAATCTATGATGTGTGGTACCCCGCTGGTTAGTACTTCAAATTATGGTATAACAAAATACTTGAAACATAATAGAAATTGTATGATTGCTAATACAAAAGAAGATATGTTTAAATTTTGTAAGAAGATAATTGAATCCCCAGCAATGCAAGAAGATTTTGGTTCAGCCGCAAGAGAGACTGCTATAAAGTATTTTCATATTAAGAAATATTTATCTAGATGGGAAGAGGTCTTTTATGAGGCTACGAGATGAATGATTCGATTATTATATGTATAGGAACAATTGACTCACCGACATTTAATAAATGCAAAAAAATAATTGACAAACTTGCTTCTACAAACAAGAATGTAATAAAGGTTGCTGTCATTAGAAACAAAAGCCCTCAAGCTGCTTGGTTAAACGCCATGAGAACAGAGTCGGTTGGAGCGAAATGGTGCCTGCAAATAGACGAAGATATGTATCTGAAAGATAACGCAATTAAAGATCTTTTGAGATTTGCAAAAAAGAAAGAAAAAAGTGGAATTAAAATTCTAAATGCGTCCTCTCTTTTGTATGATATTTTTTTAAAAAGAAATGTTGGATCCTTAAAACTATGGAACGTTGAAGCTCTGCAGAAGTTGGAGTTCAGAGATATTCTTGGTGGTGATCGTGATTTTGCAAAAAGAGCTGGAAAATTAGGCTATACAAATGTAGAGACAAAAATGGTTCTTGGTTATCACGACTCAGCCCCAACTGCAGATATTGCGTATTCAAAATATTTTGAATATATTCAAAAAATCCGAAAGTTTTCGGGAGATAAGACCGCGAAGGGATTTGTTACCGTTTTGAAAAGAAAATGGGAAAAAGACAAAGACTACATCTCCAAAAAAGCATATAATGGTGCTTGCAATGGAATGAAAGTAGCAATAAGAGACAAGACAAAATCGGCTAAATAAGATGAGCAACAAAGATATGATATTTGTTTTTGGAACTGGACGATGTGGGACTGTTTCTCTAAGTAAATTTTTTCAAAAAAATACAAACTTTACAGCTTTTCATGAAGGCCTTGGTATTGTAGACGGAAAGCCTGTAGATCTTGGGGTTATGACTGAGCTTAACAAGCATATCTACTATACCAAAAGAACTACGAAAGCATACCATAACTCGATTATTTGTTCTGGGAAAACCTTGAATATTATGAAGTCACTTTTTCATGATCGAGAACAAATATTTTCCAAAATAAATGGACCAATTATCGACATCAATCCATATGAATATAGTTTCATAAATTATATTTATAAGTTATATCCTAGTGCAAAATTTGTACATATAGTACGATCAGGCAGAGAGGTTGTTACCTCATATTTGGGTAGGCGGTTTACTTACCCAAATAATATTTCTGAAAATAAGTATTCTGGCTTTGCAGCAGGAAAGCCTAGGCCGTTAAGTGATGATCCCTGGTTTTCAAAGTGGGACGCTCTCAGCCGTCTCGACAAAACTTGTTGGTTCTGGAACTATGTAAATAAAGATATAAAGAAAAGACTTAGTTTTCTTCCTAAAGAAAATGTTTTAAATATTAAATTTGAAGATTTAATCCATAAGCCTATTTGTGATATTTTTTCAGGACTAAACGTAGATATTCTCTCAAAAAATGGTATTGAAACGCACAATGTAGGTAAATATAAAGACGTCGAAAAGATAGCCAATATTGATTTCCGACTTTCTAAAATACAATATAAATACTAATTTTTTTATGATTAATATGGAGTTATAAGATGTTAAAAACAATAACAGTTACCGGATGCCTTGGATTTATTGGCTCTCACTTTGTAGATTTATGTTTAGAAAATGACTGGAAGGTTATTGGGATAGATAATCTAACATATGCTGCGAATTGCGATCTGATCGAAACCTATTCTAAGCATGATAATTTTTTATTTATCAAAGAAGATATAGCAAAGCTGACAAGCCTGCACGATACTGATTTTATTGTTAATTTTGCAGCAGAATCGCACGTTGAAAACAGTATTATTAATTCTGCTCCATTCTTAAATACAAATATATTTGGTGTTCAAAACTTACTGTCATTAATATCTAATAAGTCAAAAAATTCTGCCCATTGGCCGAAATTTATACACATCAGCACTGACGAGGTGTATGGAGATATTGCTGACGGAGAGCACCATGAGGAAAGCCGATTAATTCCAAGTAATCCATATGCTGCGTCTAAAGCTTCAGCAGATATGTTGATATTTTCATGGGCAAGAACTTTTGGAGTTAAATATCGAATAATAAGGCCAACCAATAATTATGGAAATAGACAATATCATGAGAAACTAATTCCGTTATGTGTTAGGAATCTGAAAAGAGGAAGAGTCATAAACCTTCACAATAAGGGTACTCCTGTTAGGAATTGGCTTCACGTTAAAGATACAGTAAAAGGTGTCATGCGAGTAATAGAGCATGGGAATGATAACGAGGTTTATAATATAGCAGGCGGATTTGAGCAAAAAAATATAGATACCGTTAAGAAGATAATAGCTTGCTATGATGATTCTTTAGTTTTCGAAGATTGTGTATCTTTCTCTCATAATCGGGCTGGGCAGGATGTTCGTTATGCTCTTAATGATTCTAAACTAAGATCTTTAGGCTGGACTCCTGAGTTGACATTCGATGAGGAAATAGAAAATGTTGTCAATCACTTTAAGTATAATTTTAAGTGGTAAAAAATGTCTATAGCAATCATGCAGCCTTATATATTTCCATATATAGGATACTTTAATCTAATACATTCTGTAGATAAATTTGTATTCTATGATGATGTAAACTTTATAAAAAAGGGCTGGATTCATAGGAATAAAATATTATCTAGCGATAAAGAGCTTAAGTTTACGATTCCTATACGCAAAATGAGCCAAAATAAGCTTATTAATGAAAGTTTTATCTCTGAAGCAGATGATTGGAGAAAAAAACTTCTTAAACAAATAACTTACGAATATCATAATGCTCCAAATTTTGAAGAAATCTTTTCGCTTGTAGAAAAGATTATAACAAAAGATAAGACATCTATTTCTGAATTGGCCGCTTATTCTATCATTGAAATATGCGACTTTCTTAATATTAAGAGGATTTTCCTAAAGAGCAGCGACCTTGATGTCTCGACAGCTTTAGGTAGAGCCGAGCGGCTTATCGCCATTACAAAAAGCGAAGACTGTGATACTTACCATAACTCAATCGGAGGGCAGAAATTGTACAGCAAAGGGCTCTTTGGTGAGTTTAATGTTAACTTGAAGTTTGTCGATCCAGTGATTGCAGAGTATAAGCAATTTAAGGACCCATTTATCTCTAGATTATCAATAATTGATATTTTAATGTTTAATACAAAAGAAGAGACGCTTGAGCTTATTGGGAGTTATAATTTAATATGAGTGAATTAAATAATTCAGAAGTAGATTATCATAGTATCTTCAAACACTATGAGGCATGTCTTGACAAGCACGGAAATACTGCACTCGGTGTTGATTGGCCAAACATTGAGGATCTGAAAACTAGATTTGATGTTATGCTCGATGTCAAGCGAGGAAGTTACCCGGCCAAAGTCCTTGATTTCGGATGCGGGATTGGACTCTTATATGATCACATAATTGAGTCTAAACAAAAGGGCGTGAGCTATATTGGTCTAGATATAAGCCCTAAGTTTATAGAGGCATCTAAATGTCGGCATCCAGACACACAATTCTATTGTGTAGATATACTGAAAGATACATTTTCTGAAGAATTTGATTATGCCATTTGCAATGGCACATTTACTGAGAAGCTAAATTTATCATTTGATGATATGTTTGATTTCTTTTCGTCCGCCATAACTAAATTATTTGAAAAAGCTAAAGTCGGAATAGCGTTCAATGTAATGTCCTCTCACGTTGACTATGAGAGAGATGATCTTTTTCACCTGCCACATGACACTCTGGCCGACTTTATCATAACAAATTTATCAAGAAATTACATTATCAGAAATGATTATGGATTATACGAATATACTGCGTATGTTTACAAGGAAAGTTATGGTAGATGATGGAAAAATATTCTGCATAGGATCCTCAAAGACTGGAACCTCTTCTATGGGTCATAGCTTAGGCGCTTTGGGGCTTAATCATTTGCGTGGAGGCTGGAGGGTTGCTAACAGGCTGGTACCATTAATTGTTGACGAGAAATGGGATGAATTTTATTCAAAAATAGATGAATATGATTCGTTTGATGATATTCCTTTTTCACACGGAAATCTGTATAAATTATTTAGTGAAAAATATGAGAATTCTAGATTTATTTTAACAGAAAGGCCAACTGATATATGGCTACGTTCTATAGAGCGTCAACTGACAAATATAACAGAGCCTCAAACTCCATTGGAAAAATGCGAACATTTTCATTGGACAGGGCTTTATTGGCATATTTTAGAGCAGTATGGGGATATTAGATTTCCTGAAGATGCAGAACATATGATGGAAGTATATGAAGAAAGAAACAATTCTATTAAAGAATTTTTTGAATCAAGTGATAGACTTTTAGTTCTAGATATAGCAGAGGAAAATAATGAATTAAATGCAAAAAAATTAACAAAGTTTGTAGATACTGGTATCACGCTTAAAAGTCTTCACCACGTTAATAAATATAGAGATAGGGAACAGGCTAGAAAAAAGGATAAAAATGAATAAAATTATTATTTTTGGAAATAAGGATTTAGCGCAATTGGCAAAATTCTATATTGATACAGATCCAGGCTATACTGATTATGAAGTTGTAGCGTTTACTGTAGATAGAGAATATATGAGCGAGGATTCTTTTCAGGGGCTTCCGATTGTCCCGTTTGACGAGATAAAAGAAGCATATAGTCCGGATGAATATTTGCTATTCGCTCCGATGACAGGCGCCAAAGCCAGCAAGGTTCGAGAGGATGTCTTTTCTAGGGGGAAAGAGATGGGGTATTCGTTCTTCTCATTCTTAAGTTCTTTTGCAACTATTCTAACGAAAGATATTGGCGACAACTGCTTTATATTAGAAGATAATACTATTCAGCCATTTGTTTCTGTCGGTGATAATGTTGTTATGTGGAGCGGAAATCACATCGGTCATCACAGTGTAATCGAAGATAGTGTATTTTTCACATCACATGTGGTTTTGTCGGGGCATTGTGTTGTTAAGAAGTATTCCTGGCTCGGTGTTAATTCGACAATCCGTGATGGAATAACTCTGGCCACAGGAACTCTTGTGGCCATGGCAGCGTGCATAACAAAGCCAACAGAGGAGTGGGGTATCTATATGGGTGCGCCGGCCAGTAGAAAGGGCGAGAAGCGAAGTGACGAGGTACTATAAGATGTCTGCACACGATAAGGAGTATATCTTTAATATAGGATGGAACAGAACCGGGACAAGAACTCTAAACGATTGCCTAAAGGCTTTGGGAATAAAGGGGTCACACTGGAATCCGACAAAGCATTTGTGCGCGGAGTGGGCTTGGAAAAACTGGAATGAATTTGAAGAATTTGTTATAACTCATAATTATGAATCATATGCTGATGCTCCGTGGTGCTTTCCGGAGCTGTATAAGCATCTAGATAAATTCTTTCCAAATGCGAAGTTCATTCTGACCATTAGAGAAGAGGATAAGTGGATAAACTCTTATAAGAATCTGTATGAGAATCATCATAAGGGTCATGAAAAGCTTAAGGAAATTCCAATGATTGCTAATAAGGAAGAATATGGCTGGGTACATCCTCTTATTTTTGGTGGTAAGAAAATTATAACTGGAAACGAAGAAGTTTATAGAAAAATATACTCTACTCATAATAATCAGGTTAAAAATTATTTTAAAGGAAGAGAAGGTAAGTTGTTCATTATAGATTTTGAAAAGAACAATGCATCTTGGGGCAGAATATGTAAATTTTTAAATAAGCCAATTCCAAAGACTCCATTTCCATGGAGAAAGGATACAAGGAAAACCTATTAAACGCAAACTACATCTTGGATCTGGTAAAACATTATATGCCGGATGGAATAACTTAGATAGAAATCTTGATAATTCTTTCGATAGAACTTCAAATATTCGCTGTAGCAAGTGGGAAGCCCCGGAGCTGCCGATGGAGAATAATTCTGTTAACTTTATCTTTAATGAACATTTTATTGAACATTTAAGCGAAGCAGACGGTTTTATTCTTCTTCGTGAATCATATCGAGTTTTGAGAAAGAACGGAGTGCTAAGAGTCTGCACCCCATCTTTGGATAAATATGTTGAATATTTTTTAAAAGAAACGAAGACAGATGTTACTAGTGGGTTCCGAAACGGAACTCAATTCCTGAATTATGCAATTTACGGAGAAGGATGGACGCCTGGAGTTAGAGTTGAGTACTTGAAGGAATTATCCAACAAGAAGGTTGGGACATTTTTATCCCCAGGCGTTGATCATCGTTACATCTACAGTTTAAATGATATAATAGAGAAATTAAAGTTTATTGGTTTTAAAAATATAATTAGCGTAGAGTGGGGCGATAGCAAACACAAAGACCTTTGCAACTTAGAACACCACAAGAATCGCATGGAACTCATTATAGAAGCAACAAAGTAATATTATGTGGAATAAAATTGGAGCCATCTTCAAAGATGCAACAAAAACTCAAACTCCAATTCCATTTAAGGTAAATCCAAACGATACTATTTTTCGAATTTATTATAGCTACAGAAACGATAATAATAAAAGTGAAATTAAGTTTTTTGAAATTGACATAGAAAGTCCGAAAAATACTCTATCTAAGTCAAAAGCTCCCATTTTGTCGCCCGGTAAGCCAGGAGCTTTTGACGAGGCTGGTGCAATGCCATCCTGTATAATGAGATCACCTTCTAATCCGAAAGAAATATGGATGTACTATACCGGTTGGTCGCAAAGGTTGGATGTTCCTTATCATAATTCTATTGGGCTGGCAATAAGTCGCGATGGCGGAACCACCTTCAAGAGGGCATTTTATGGCCCAATAATTTCATCATCTATAACTGACCCATATTTTGTCGGTACGCCAAATATTCTTTTGGATAATAACCTATTCAAGTGTTGGTACTATTCTAGTACTGGTTGGGAAAGGCACAATAAAAGAATGGAGCCAAGATACCATATAAAATATGCAGAGTCATATGACGGAATTGCTTGGAATAAGCAAAATAATATTTGTATCGATTATAAGTCCGAAAACGAAGGAGGAATATGCTCTCCTAGCGTAGTCTTGTTAAACAAAGTGTACAGAATGTGGTTTTGTTATAGGAATAAATTTGATTATAAAGATAATACTGATAACTCTTATAAGATTGGATACGCTGAATCATATGATGGATTAAATTGGAAGAGACTTGACGATAAGTCTGGGATAAATCTCAGCGAAGAGGGCTGGGATAGTCAGATGTTATGTTATCCTAGTGTTACCTTTTTTGATGAAAAATTATATATGTTTTATAACGGAAATAACTTCGGAGAGAGTGGAATAGGGGTCGCAACAATGAGGTTTGATTATGAGTAAGAAGTTCTTCCTAACAGCAACGCTAGTTTTTCGTGATGAAAAAATATATTTAAAAGAGTGGCTCGATTATCATATACTCAATGGAGTACAGCACTTTTATCTGTATGATAACAGAAGCAAGGATAATCCGAAAGAAATATTAGATTGGTATTTTGAGCAGGGCCTCATTACATATATATTCTTAGATAAGGATTTAAATCGCCAATCGCTAGTTGCCCCGCATAGAAATGAGAATATAGAAAGAGGAATGGGGGTGGCAGAATGGATGCTCTTCACAGATATTGATGAGTTTGTTTGCTTAAAAGATCTTGATTCAAATCTACATAGCGAAATAAGAAAGCTGGATGATTTCAGCGCTATTGCTATAAGAAGTATAAATTATGGATCAAATTATAATAAATATTATAAAGATGATCTTGTTATAAGTCGCTTTACAAGAAGAGAAAAACTCCCTACTTCATATAAATCTTTGGTAAGGCCGGAAAGTGTTGCTGGTGCTAAAAATGGGCATGCGTTTCATATCACAGATCATAAAACCTATGGACATACAGTTTCTGTAAATAAAAAAATGATTAACTTAAATGATATTTCTTGGGTAAAAAAAGGAAGGCATATAAAGAATGATGCTTTCTATATTAATCACTATATATCTAAATCACAAGAAGAATTTTATAGTTTGAAGTTTAAAAATAATATAGGAATGGAAAAAATCAAAGGTAAGTTTCTCAGGCTAAATGGTCCACATAGTTGTAATGAAATTATAGCTAGGAAAATATTATTCTTTGAAGATTATCTTAGAAATGATTTTGTTCAATTACATTATGACAAAATCAAAAATTATTATATGTATGATAATGATATTGGCATTTCCAAGTTTCTTAAAAATGTAAAATAAAAAGATGAATTATATTGATGAAAGTGGACAATTATCTTTCTTTTTAAAAAAAATTAAAAGAAAGGAATATTTCTCCTTCATTAAGCACAATCATGGATTATGGGACAAGCTTCGTATTTGCGTTCCACATATAGGCTTTTATAACCGAAAGACTATTAATATAAGAAAAATATCAAAAATTTATTCCGATTACAAACAGCCTGGAGGGCATATTGTTTCTCAGAATATTATTAATGAGTGTTTATATTTTATGGCAAACATGCATAAATTTAGAAACAATATATTTTTGGGGTTATCAGCGACCGGAAATACCTCTACTTGCGATAAGAAGAGAACAAGGAAATCTGCAAAAATATGGGAATTATTTTTGCGTGAAAACTCTACCGTTTATGATGGTCTTATCTGGAAAAGAGCAGCCCTATCTGGAAGGCTATTGGAATTATTTTGTTTAATAAAAGATAAAAAAGTTATAATAGTATCTCCTTCTCAAGAAGGAAGCGATCCGCGCTACAAAATGTCTTTATTTGGAAAAAGATTTGGAATTTCAGATTTTACACATATAGAAATATCTGAAAAAAATGCCTCTAAAGACTTTAATATCGTAATCGGAAAATTGGTAAATCTTTGTAAAAATAAAAAAGTAGATAAGGTAATATTATTTAAAGCCGGTCCGGTCGGGTCTGCGATTATTTCAAGATTACATAATAAGTTAGATAGAACTTATATGATTGACATTGGTAACGCATTGGATGTATTAGATCCGACTATAAAGCGAAACTGGACTAAAGGCTATAAAGATACCTTAAGATATCATTATGGACGCTATTATGTTGAATAAGATTAGATTTTCTAAGCCATTTATACCAAATAAAGAAGAGTTTCTAAGGCTTATAGGGGGTGCCTTAGATTCTGGGCAATTAACGAATATTGGGCCGATCTCCGAGGAGCTAGAAGAGAAACTTCAGAACCATCTTGGTGTTGAGAACGTTGTATTGGTTTCCAACGGAACAATCGCATTACAGCTTGCCATTAAGTTATTAGGCTTAAGCGGAATGGCGATAACAACTCCATTTACCTTTATAGCTACTACGTCAAGTATGGTTTGGGAAAATATTACTCCGATTTTTTCTGATATAAAATCCCATGATTTCAATTTAGATATTTCGTCTGTAACAGAAAAAGAACTGGCTGAAGCATCTGCCATAATTGCAACACATGTTTTTGGAAGACCATGTGATTATAGGTTGATAGGCAAATACGCAGATAAATATAATCTGAAAGTTATTTATGATGCAGCTCACGCATTTGGCGTTAAGGTGGGAGCAGAAAGCTTGTTATCGATTGGAGATGTATCTACGTTAAGCTTTCACGCAACAAAGATATTTCAAACAATTGAAGGTGGAGCGATAATAACTAAAAATAAGCAATTGGCTGATGACGCCAGATTGATTAGGAGCTTTGGAAGGTCAAGCAATGGTCTATATGGCATAAACGCAAAATTAAGCGAAATACATGCGGCTATGGGTCTTTCCTCTTTTAACCACATAGAAGAAGGAAGATTTTTAAGACAAAAAATTCACGAAACTTATACTAAGTGCTTGCCTGAATATTTATCAAATATTCTTGAGAACTCAGACCATAATTATAGTTATTATCCAATAATATTTAAAACTAATCAAGAGCGAGATGTTGTCTACAACTTCCTTCTTGAAAATAAAGTTGAGTCAAAGAAGTATTTTCAGCCATCATTGGATACATATTTCAATGAAGTTGTTAAGCCTAATTCAAAAAATATTGTTGAAAAAATATTATGTTTGCCGATATATCCAGATTTGAAAATCCAAGAGGCAGAGTATATAACTAATCTAATTAATTCTATTTTGGACAAGAAAAATGAAACATAAAAATATAGGATTTGTATCCTACTGGTTCAACCGAGGACAGGCTGTTGTTACAAGGTATATCAAATCAATTTTTGATGAAGCTGGATACAACACGTTTGTGCTGGTCAGATCGCCACCGTCAAAGGTTTCTGGGGAAGGCAAGGGGGACTGGGCTAAGGGCAATATTACGATGGGCTCAGGGACCTACGACATGCCTATACGAACGTATACGGACTGGGCTAAGAAGAACAAGTTGGATATTTGTTTTTTTGACCAAAATTACCAATTCAATGCAATTAGAGCAATTCGATCATTAGGAATAAAAACGGTAGGAAGATATGTTTGGGAACAGTATGGTGCAGAACATGTTGCTGGATCAGTCAAATCTTTGGACGTCCTGTACTCTTTAACGAAAGCAGAAAGAAAAAGATACAGCAATAAGTTTGGGATCGATTCGCCGCTTTTGAGGTGGGGCATTCACCCGACCTTAGTAAACCTTGCGAAAGATAGAAAAAAGAGAAATGATGATTTGGTAACTTTTTATTTTCCTGCCGGCTATTGTAACCAGCGAAAATCAATAAAAAGAACCCTAAAAGCATTTAGTTCAGTTAAGAATAAAAATGCAAGATTACTTATTACATCCCAAAAACCAATAAAAGATATAAATGATAACAGAGTGTCTATCATTACGAAGAACATAGAATTGCAAAAAGATTTCTTAAAAATAATGGCAGGCTGCGATGTATGCCTTATCCCAAGCAAATGGGAAGGGTTGGGCTTGTCGTTTATGGAGGCTATAGCTTTCTCTATGCCCATAATTACTACCGACTTTGCACCGATGAACGAATATGTTGAGCACGGCAAGACTGGCCTGCTAATTCGTGCAACTACGGATAAGAGACTTCCAAATAATCTTCAAATTGCTGAGGTATCAGTTCAAAACTTTAAAAATCAGATGGAGTGGCTATCTGATCGCAAAAGAGTTACTGAGATGTCTAATCGAATCTCAGAAGTAATGCCGAAGAGGTATGATTGGGAGAACACAAGAGGGGATTACCTAAAACTGGTTCGTGGTTTATGACGGTTTTCATACAGGGCCTCAGGAGGTCGGGGACGACAATTCTTTTTGACGTTCTAACGACTGACAATGAAATCTTCGGAATTTACGAGCCCTTTTCCGCTGGAAAAAAGACTATCGGGGGAGGAAGCGGAGCTAGAAAAGAAGACCTAACTAAAACTCTTAGAGAAATTAGGGTTAACTTTTTAAAGGAGAATAAAAACTTTAATCATAAGTCATTTAATAGAGGCTCTCCTACTCAGTTTCGGAAAGAGGTATTTAATTCTAAGCTAACAAAATTTGAATATGATTATATCAAATCACTGGCAAACGTAAAAAATTCCTACCTAAAATTTACCAGAGCATCGTTCATCGTTAAAGAGCTTTATGGCATAGATAGCCATGCAAAATTTATTCATATTATAAAAAATCCAGCACTATGGGTAGCTTCACATATGTTAGGAAAGAAGAACAAGTTTCCTAATGCAGATGCATTCTTTAATTGTAAAACTGGATTTGATAATTGGAGTCAAGAGAGAATTAGCAATTTTTATATAAAAGAAAAATATCCATGCCACATCAATAAGTCTGCTGTATTTAAGTTATTATTAATCTGGAGAGATTTCAACTTGGAAGCAGAGGCTGCATGCGTAGCTACGTTCGGAAGTAATTATCTAAAGATATTTAATGATGATCTATGCACGAATACAGAAGCTCATATGAATAAGGTATATAATTTTTTAGAAGTAAGGCCAAATAAAAAAGCAATACGATGGGCAACCAACAATATTTCTGGGCCAAAAAAGATAATGTTCCAAAATGATCAAAGATGGCGTAAGTACTTTGATTATCTTGTTATAAGGAAATCTTTTTTGGATTTATCAAAATGACAAGAGCTATAGTAACTGGATCTGAAGGATTTATAGGCGGGCACCTAACGGATAGACTTCTAAAGTTGGGAATAGAGGTTCTTGGCATTGATGATATGTCAAGTGGAGATTATTCTACTAGAGACCTTCACTTGACAAAACATAATTTTAGATCAGAGCAAGTCGATATCACAAGTTCTAGCGTCCCTGGCATCTTTAGGGAGTTTCGACCAGAATGTGTTTTTCATTTAGCCGCCAAGCCAGGAGTCACCCCGTCTGTGGTTCGCCCAACTTTTTCCGACCTCAACAATATAAACGGAACGGTAAACCTCTTAGAGTCAGCGAAGGATAGCGGCGTAAAAAGATTCGTCTTCTCTTCCTCATCGTCTATATACGGTGGCTCCACGGATTTACCAACGAAAGAGAGCTTACCTCCGAATCCTAAGTCTCCTTATGCTCTGCAGAAGCTTACTGGAGAAAGATATTGCAAGCTCTTTTCGGAACTATATGACTTAGACACAGTGTCCCTCAGGTATTTTAATGTATTCGGCCCAAGGCAGAGAGCTGATTCTGCCTATGCGGCAGTTATAGCAGCCTTTTGTGCTGCGGAAAAGAATAAAAAAGCTCCCACGATCTATGGAGGTGGCGAACAGTTTCGGGATTTTTGTTATGTCCAAAATGTTGTTGACGCAAACATCAGAGCATCCCTTTTAAGGGAAGAGCCTCTGGGTGGCGCAGTGCTGAATATTGGATGTGGAGGGAGAATAACCGTAAACGATCTTTGTTCTAAAATATGCTCTATAGATCCAGTTTACGAAGCGGAGCGAGCTGGAGACGTATTTTGCTCTCAGGCAGACATCTCGTTGGCCAAAAAATATCTCGGGTATCAGGCGACCCACTCTTTCGATGATGGAATCCGAGAAACAATGAAGTGGCATCTTGAATTTGCTGCCGTATAGGGTAAAATAGCCTCATGGAGATATTATGCTAAAAGCAGTAATTACGGGAGTCGCGGGGCAGGATGGAAGTTATCTAGCAGAGCTGCTGTTGGAGAAGGGCTACGAGGTCATTGGCCTTGCACGCCGTCATGCTTCTGTTAAGGAATATAGTAATATAAAAAATGCGCTTGTCAACAAAAACTTTAAGCTTTTTGAGGGTGACATCACCGACACTACATTAATTGCCAGAGTATTGCATGATCACAAGCCTCATGAGTGGTATAATCTTGCGGCAATGAGCCACGTTGGCCAGTCGTTCCGAGAGCCTCTGGCGACGTTTGATGTTAACGCAAAAGCCGTGATGGGCCAGTTAGAAATGATAAGGCAAATCTCTCCTTATACAAGATTCTATCAGGCGTCTACATCAGAATTATTTGGTGGGCTAACTTGTCCTAAGGCTGGTTATGATGAATCTTCGCCGTTTCATCCTCGCTCTCCATACGGGGTAGCAAAGCTTGCTGCGTATTGGGCTGTAGTTAACTATAGGGAGGCTTATGGTCTGCATGCATGCAATGGCATACTTCATAATCACAGTAGCCCACGCAGAGGCTATGACTTCGCTACGAGGAAGATTACTAGAGGTATCGCGAAAGTTAAGCTTGGAATGGAGACTTCCCTTAAGATGGGAAACCTAGAGGCATTCCGCGATGAAGGACACTCTAAAGATTATTGCAGAGCAATGTGGATGATGTTACAATCGGATGCTCCAAGAGATTATCTTGTATCCACCGGATCTGGAGCTACCATTAGAGAGATGTTCGAATATGTCTGCACTCTTGCCGGATTTACTTTAGAAGGTGTATATGAGATGAACGAGCGTTTTATGCGACCTTCTGATGTTCCATTTTTGCTTGGTAACCCGACAAAAATAAAGGAAGAGCTGGGCTGGGAGCCAGAATATAATTGGAAGTCATTATTGAAAGAGATGTATGAAAATGATCTTTTAGAATTGGCTAGCTTCAGTATATAGCACATTCTAAATGTTTACTAATCATTCCTTCTAAAATAGGAGGCAAAAATGAGGAAAGAAACTTTGGATAATTTAGAAAAAATCGAAAAGCCTTGGGGCTATGAGGTTATTTGGGGAAGAAGTGCTTCTCAAGATGGATACATCGGAAAGCTTCTCTTTATTGATGCGGGTGAGAGATTGTCGATGCAATATCACGAAGATAAAGAGGAGACGATTACTGTTAAGACCGGAACTCTTTATCTCCAAACGATAGGCCTTATAACAGAGGATGTTAATAGCAGAGAGTTAATGAAAACTTCTATAAAAGAAATAAAATTAATTCCTGGGGATGTATATCACATTCCTCCCTTTATGACTCATAGATTTGCTGCTAAAGAAGAAAATGTTGAGATTATAGAGGTTAGTACGTGCTTTTTAGATGACGTAGTTAGAATTCAAGATGATTATGGAAGGCTAGGTGATGAAGATGAGGGTCTTTGGGGCGACGACGACTGCTAAAGAACTCTTTCTAAATCTTCTACTTTATTACTGGCATCCTTATTTTTTAGATTCTTGTTCAGAGTCTTAAGTCTTTTTCTTACTTTGTCTAAAAAGTCTCCAGTGTAATCTTCGTTGCTTCTAAAAAATTCTGGCTTTTTGGTCTCTGCCTCTTTAGTGAATGGATGAGGATTATCTTTAATATAGCTAAACATACTCTCTAGCTCATCTTTGCTCATTTCATCTAGCAAAGACTTTCCTGTAATTTCTTTACTTATAGACATAAAGACGGGATCATAATCCCATGCGATATTCATATCTTCTGCCAAATTTATAACGTCGGTTTTTAACATAAATTATCCATATCTATTTTAAATAATAATAGTTTGAGCATTGAAATTGTATAATATCATCATCCTACTTTTGGGTGCGGAGGAGCTTTTTAGAAGACTATGAAAATAACTATTATTGGATTTAACTTTGGTCCCACACGAGCATTTACAAATGGGCCAGGGATGTCTTTGCGAAACTTTGTACATTCGATACGAAAGAATTGCTTTCCATTTGTAGAGGTTTTTACAGCACTTCCTGTAGAGGAAGAGGTAGATGGAGTAAGATTCTTCTCAATAAGGGATCAAAAGAGGCTTCGTCTATCAATTCGTGATGCAGATGTTGTTCACCATTGGAGCGGTATTGACGAAAGATTTGTGAATATTATAAAGTTCGCCGCAGCACTTGATAAGAAGATAATTTGCGGTCCCAATGTATTAGATACGGTTCAACTTAAAAAGGAAAATACTTATCTGGAAGATTCAAAGATAAGTTTGTTTTTAACTGTAAACAATAGATTAAAATACCTTATCTCCAAACAGCATGTAATTCCTATTGATAAAATGAAGACTTTTATCGTTGGCCCGAGCCTGGACCTTTGGGCTCCAGCCGAGGATCAAGGAACCACCGGAATTTTATGGAAGGGGAACTGTAATCACAAGGTAAAGGATATAGAGTTTGCGCTTAAAGTGAGGGATGCTCTTCCTCAGTATAAATTTTTATTCTTAGGATATCCTGCCCCATATAAGTACCGCGAACACATTTCTGTTGCCAAAACGGCTAAACTGTATATAAATACTTCGATGTCAGAAACGAAATCCCAAACGCTAATGGAAAGTTGGGCATCTGGAGTTCCCTCTGTAACTCATCCAAAAATTTATATGCATGGCGAGAATTACAGAACAGGAATCATAACCACTAAAACTATCGAAAACTATGTTGAAGCGATTTCGGAAATTATGGAAGACAAAACCTTGCGAGAGGGCTTGTCTGCTGGCGCAGTTTCTTACTGCAAAGAGAACTTCTCCGAAAGAACCATAAGAGATCGATATTTTCGCTTACTAAAAAGGATAAAGTGATGCTTGTAGATATTATAATCCCAGCTTATAATCCCGGAGCCGATTTATTTGAAGCACTAAAGAGCTGTACCCAGCAAAAGTATAAGAAGTATACTGTTACTGTTATAGACGATAATTCATCAGAAGATGTAGCCAAGGTTGTTTCTAAATTTCCAGGATATAGATATATTAGAAATGATAAAAATCTTGGGCCATCCGGGGCGAGGAACGTCGGCATCAACAGTACAAGCGGGGATTTGATCAGCCTGCTAGATGCTGATGACCTAATGCATCCAGATAAGCTTCTTCTTTCGGTTAAGGAGTTTGCGGACGAAGAGGTTGGCCTTGTTTGCGGGAATTATCAGATTTTAGTAAATAGATCGAGGCTGATGAGGCCTTTTTACAAGAGGCCGATCACGATAAATCACTCAGCGCTGATGCGCCAAAACTTTGTAGCCTCCGGGTCAACAACCTTCCGGCGGTCTCTTATAGAAAGGATAGGAGGCTTTGATGAAAGATTTTGGATTTCCGAAGATTATGCATGTTGGGTTAGACTTTCAGAAATATGCAATATAAAATATATACATGAAGTATTATATTATTACTCTGTTTCTCCTGGAAATAGCTCTTTAACCCAGAGGAGTGATATCCAAAAGGATCATGACAAAAATATAAAAATAATCAGAAGAGAATCAAGAGAGAGGATAAAATGCCTAAGCGAAAAGAGAGAGTTGGAGAAAAACATGGGAGACTAACGGTGACTGCCTTATCAGTCAGAACAAAAACTGGCGATGTATGGTGGAAATGTAAGTGTCAATGTGGCACATCAACAGATGTGAGAGCTGGACTATTGTCTAGAACAAAGTCTTGCGGGTGTGCTAAGCTGAAGCATAATTTATCTAATAAGAAATATGGAAAGTGGTCTATTTTAAATAAAAAAATAACTAAAGGTAGAGTTATACATTGGTTGGCAAGGTGTGAGTGTGGAAGAGAGAAATATGTTTCCTCATATTCATTAAGAGCAGGAAAGAGTAAAGGCTGTGGATGTTCTGATATTAATCATTACTATTTCAACGCCATAAATACAGAGACGGCTTACTTGGCGGGATTTATAGGCGCAGATGGAAATCTTGATGATAAAAGATTGAGGCTTAGAATAAATTTGTCCAATAAGGACTCAGAATATTTGAGAAAAATCAGTATTATTATGGACGCAGAAGGTCTTTATAAATTGGCAAAAAAAACATGTCATTTGGAAATTTATTCTTCACAAATTTACAAAGATTTAGTTAACAACTTTGGGCTAAAGCCAAGAAAAACTTTTGATTTATTACCACCTCTTAACTTGAGCAAAGAACAGAGGATAGCTTATATGGCTGGATATATAGACGGTGACGGCTCCATTGTAGACTACCATAATGAAGCGGGGAAGTTGGCGATAAGAATAGTTGGAAATAAAAATATTCTTGAGTATTTTAAAAAAGTCTTAGAGTCCGATCTTAAGATGAAAATTGGAAAACTTCATCCTGAGAAAAGAAGTCCTGGCATTTATACCCTTGTCATAGGTGGCAAAAAATGTATAGATCTATATCACGAAGTACTAAAAGATGTTCCACGCAAAATGTTAATGAAGAGAAAGTGGTTTAAACTTGATAAATATATGGGCACCAAATGAGTCTCAAGTTAAAGAATAAAAATATTCTAATAAAGACCTACCTGTCTGAGTCGGGATTATTTTATTTAGGCAAATCTCTAGGAAAACACCTAGAGGCTTCTGGCAATAGGGTTTCGTATATCGCTAAGGAAAAGTACAAGAGAGATGATCGCGGATCATTCCGCCGTTTTTACCCAAAGCCTTACGATAAAAGTTCTTTGGATGGCCTCCGTATTATTAAGACGAACCAAAGAGATACTATTGAGGCACAAACGCTAAGAGCGGTTAAGGTTCACAAGATAGATGTTATAATATCTTTAGAAACCTTTATGATGAAAGCGCAATGGATAAAGAAGGTTAGAAAGGCTGGAGTCATCGTTTACGACGTTCCGATGCCAGAGTGGACCAATAAGCGATTTGTTGATAATAATTCGTATATTATCTTCAATAAGATTCTTTGCCTGACAGATACTTCGCTGCAAGTATTTTCAAAATATAAAGCCGCAGAAAAATGTGAATGGGATTATGTAGACCGGGAACTCTTTGTGAAGAGGGTAGATAAGGCCTCTTTGCCGGAATTAACATTTTATCACCCTGGTTCGTTAAATCCGGGGTTTACCCAAAAAAATACAACTCAAGTTTTAAAAGCGTTCTCAGGTTTTATTGAGAAAACCAAAAGTAATTGTAAATTATTGGTTACAGGAAATCTTGATGCGACTCAATCAAATATAGCTAAAAAATGTAAGAAAATCATACTAATATCCGGAGTATTAGATAGGGAGAAAGTAGCATCTTTATACGATAAGTCGCATTGTTTGATAATCCCCTCTACGAGAGAAGGGCTTGGCCTTAGTTTCTATGAGGCCGCAGCTATGGACTGCGGGGTTATAACTACAGATGCTGATCCGATGAACAAACATACGGACTATCTTGCGAAAGTAATCTCGTATAATAAGAATGAAAGTCCTGTTCCATTTGCCATAACTTCTCCTGAAAACATTGAGGAACAGATAAGAAAATACTATGAGGATTTTAATATGAAAAAACAAAAAACCCAAGAAGAAATTGAGCGTGAGAACAATAAGTTGCTAGAAGCCTTTGAGGCTCAAGACGAAGATGATCACGCCAAGCCCAGCGGTATGGACCCAGCGGTATTAGCAAAATTAAAGAATAAAATGGACTCTACGGTGGCCAATACGGAGGAAGAAGTGGAAGTTGTTACACAGCGAAAAGTAAGTATAGAGCTTGCTGTAATCGGAGTTGGACAGGCTGGCTCTAGAATAGCCGAAGTTTTTCATAAAAAAGGATATGACGTAGGTGTAATTAATACCTCGGAGCAGGATCTTGAGTTTATCGATGTTACGCCTGGGCAGAAACTATTGCTCGACGGAAGCCTCGGTGGCACAGGAAAGGACCTTGATCTTGGAAGAGAAATCTTTGCAGACAGCATTGATCAGATTGCCCCATTCGTAGAAAATGTGATCGACGGAAACAATATGGCTTATTTGGCAGTCTCCGGTGGTGGTGGTACGGGCTCAAGCTCCGTAGACACACTGATTCCAATGCTATATGAAACTGGCCTTCCGGTTGGTGTCATATTTGTTCTGCCAAAAGCAACTGAGGATGCTCAGTCAAAGAGGAACTCAATAGAAACTCTCTCTAGACTTGCAAAGTTAACTACTGATAATATGGTTTCGAATCTTATCGTTGTTGATAACGCTAGAATTGAACAGATTTACGCAAACTTAAGTCAGTCTAATTTCTGGGAGGCATCAAATAATGCAATCGTAGAACCGCTACATATCTTCAACTCATTAACTTCTACTGCATCTAGGTTTACATCATTAGATCCAAGTGATTTTGGAAGAATTATTTCATGTGGTGATTGTTCTATATATGGAGTGATGACTGTTGATGACTATATGGAAGAGACCGCGCTTGCCGAGGCGGTGATTGAAAGCTTAAATTCTAATATGCTAGCATCTGGTTTCGATATCTCGCAGACACGCGCCGGTGGTGTGATTATAACAGGGCCAAGTGAAGTTCTAAATAGGATTCCTGCATTAAATATTAACTATTGTTTCCATATGATTTCGGAACAGACCAATGGAGCATCAATTTATCAGGGCGTTTACGCTGTTGAGTCAGATGAGGATTGTGTAAAGATTTATAGTTGGTTCGCTGGATTGGGTCTTCCGAAAGATCGAGTTGATAACCTGAGAAAAGAGAGCCAGCAGCATGCTGCAGTTGCGACAGCCAAGGAAAAGAGTCGAGCATCGGTAATGACTCTTGATCTCGGGGATGACAAAGTGAATACCGTTGCGGAAGAGGTTACTAGAAAGATTCAAAAGAAGAAGTCTAGCTTCAGTCGGTTGCAGCGAGGATCGAGATCTTCCATTATAGATAAGAGAAGGAAGAAGTAAGATGGCAGTAGATAAGGTCTTCTACAATAAGTCTAGCGCAGACTCTCTTGGCTGGACTCCGGAGTGGTTTGGTGCAGATCATTTTGATGAGAAGTTAATCTCTAATGTTAAAAGATGGCAGAGAGCAAGAGGACTCCTTGCTGATGGACTTGTTGGTCCAACTACTTATAGGAGAATCTGGACTGATCGTGAAGCGGAGATCTCAAAACATAAACCATCAGAGAAATCTTTTGATAAACATAAAATTGAGAATGAAAAGATTAGTATTGTCCATAATGGAAAATTTATCCCCATAGATTGGGATAAGGTAATCTTGTGGAGCGAGTCTGGCGGCTTAAAAGCTGATGATGGAACTTATTATGATTATGCTGGAAAGCCAGACAGGGCTCCGACTTTTTTTGTAAATCATTGGGATGTATGTCTATCATCAGAATCTTGCGAAAAGGTTCTTAATAACAGAGGTATCTCAGTTCACTTCTCTATTGATAATGACGGAACAATTTATCAGCTCTTAGATACCCAACATGGAGCTTGGCATGCAGGGAACGGAAAGGCTAACAGAGCCTCAGTCGGTGTTGAAATAAGTAATGCTTATTATCTGAAGCACCAGTCTTGGTATGTGGATAATGGTTTTGGAGAAAGGCCGATACAAAGTGGGGCAGAAGTCCACGGCGGAACTCTAAAGGATTTTACTTGGTTCTATCCGGAACAGATAGCTGCCCTAAAGGCTCTTTGGGCTGCAATCAGTACTGGGCTAAACATACCTCTAGAATATCCTAAGAACGCCTCTGGAGAGTTGTGTACCACTATTCATGAAGAATGTAGGAAGGCCACCTTTAATGGGTTCTGCAATCATTATAATATAAGCAAGAGAAAGATAGATTGCGCCGGATTACTTCTTGACGAATTAATGGAAGACCTTTAGCCAAATTTGTTTTTGTGGTCCCAGTCGAAACGGAGTTTAATATAACTCCTGACGCTGAGGAATTATGATAGAAATTATATTAAATAATGTAAACTGCGAACTCCGGGGACAGCTGGATAGCGAAGTCGTTAAGAGCCTCGATAAGATCATGAGCTATGATCATCCGGGCTATATGTTTATGACTGGCGCTCGCGGAGGCTATGGTAATGGCGGAGCTTCTGGCGGTTGGGACGGAAAGGTGAGGCTTCTAACTAAGAACGGAAAGTTTCCGATTGGACTTCTTAGCGTAACAGAATCTTTATTGAAAGAGAAAAAAATTCCATACAAAATTCGGGATCAAAGGCCAGAGTTGCACTATGGAAAAGAACTTCCTCTTATCAGCGATAAATTTGAGATAAGGCCTTACCAGTTTGGAGCAGTAAAGAGGGCAACTGAGGCTGGCAGTGGAATTATGAAGATGGCCACCGGATGTCATGCAAAGGGCGCGGAAATACTCCTGTATGATGGTTCTGTGAAAAAGGCAGAAGACGTAGTCGTTGGAGATCTCCTAATGGGCCCGGATTCAAAGCCGAGAAGGGTTTTGGAACTTTGTCGAGGAAGAGATAGGATGGTAAAGATAAATCCCACAAAAGGGGATTCTTTTACGATTAATCAAGATCACATTTTGTCTCTAAAGAGAACTAAGCGCCGCACTGGCGACAAAAAAGCTGGAAATATTGAAGATGTAAAATTTTCAGATTGGGAAAGATTAACTCCTTATGGAAAGCATATAAGAAAACTCTTTAGAGTTGGTGTTGATTTTTCTAAAAAAGAATTATTAATGGATCCATATTTAATGGGTCTTTTGCTTGGAGACGGAAGCCTCCATTCGTCAATTGGAATTACCTCTGTAGATAAGGAGATAATTTTTTACTGCAAAAATAAAGCAGAAGACTTAGGTTTGTATCTTAGAAAAAATGGTTTAACATATTATTTTACAACTGGGTTTAAAAATAAAGGAAAAAATAAACTTATAAACATAGTAAGGAAAGAAGGACTGCACCAGACTGGGTCTGGAAATAAGTTTATTCCAAAAAATTATAAAACTTCGAATAGAGCTGATAGGCTTAGCTTACTTGCTGGTATTCTGGATACTGATGGATCTTATGACGGTAAGACATATGACTTTATATCTAAATCAAAAAAGCTATCAGAGGATGTTGCCTTCGTATCAAGGAGCCTTGGGCTTGCCGCTTATATTTCAAAGCAATATAAGGTGTGTACAAATAACGGGGTTGGAGGATATTATTATAGGGTTTGTATATCTGGCGAATTAAGCGAAATTCCATGCAAACTCCCCAGAAAGAAGGCTAATCCAAGGCGTCAGAAGAAAAGCGTTTTAGTAACCGGCTTTAAATATGAGGAAGCAGGAATTCAGGATTATTATGGATTTAAGGTAGACAAAGATCACAGATACCTAATGGGAGACTTTACTGTTACGCATAATTCTGGAAAAAGCTTTATTATAGCAACCTTGGCGGCAAAATACAATATTCCAACCGTTGTTTATGTAATTGGAATTGAGCTTTTATATCAGATGAAAGAAACTATAGAAGCTGCATATGGAATTCCATGCGGCATAGTTGGTGGTGGATTATGTGATACCTCAAAGCAGGTAACTATTATGACCATTTGGTCTGCGGCAGCCGCCTTTAACAAGAAGGCTAAGGTGTCAGACAATGACACAACGGGAGATTCCAAGAAGCATACAGATAAGTTAAATAAGGCTTCTGTAAGAAAGCGAGTTCAAGAAGCTCAGCTGTTTATCTTCGATGAGTGTCAATATGCTGCGTCAGAAACTCTTCAGTTTCTACATCGGGCAAGCATATCTGCTAAGCATAGATTTCTTCTCTCTGGAACGCCGTGGAGAGATACGGGTGACGACATCTTAATCGAAGCGGTGTCTGGTCCAAGGATTTGCGATATCAGTGCAACGAAGCTAATCAAACAAGGGTACTTAGTTCCTCCGGATATTCATTTCTTAGACGTCCCAGTTATGAGGGGTGTCGGAAAGACGTATCACGATGTATATAAAGCATATGTTGTAGAGAATGAAGAGAGAAATGATCTTATCTTTAAAGCGGCAAAGAAGCTTGTGGCTGCTGGAAAGAAAGTCTTAATCTTAGTTGTAAGAGTAAAGCATGGTCAACTTTTATATAAAAAGCTTAAGGATGAATTCTCTGTAAGTTTTCTAGATGGAGCAAAGAGTAGTAAGGTACGAATGAGTGCTATTCAAGATATGAAAGATGGAAAAACAGAGATCTTAATTGCATCAAAAATCTTTGATCAAGGAATCGATATTCCTGAGCTTGATGCTTTGATCTTGGCGGGGTCTGGAAAGTCTTCCGGTAGAGCGTTGCAGAGAATAGGGCGAGCAATAAGAAAGCACAAGGGAAAGAAGAAAGCAATAATTGTTGAGTTTTTTGACAACTGCAAGTATCTAAGAGATCATTCTGAGGCTAGGATAAAAGTTTATAGAAGTGAGCCTGCGTTTGTCCTTAAGATCCAAAAGAATAAGGCCTTAAAGACTTATCCCAAGCGGGCTCCAGTGAAGTGGTCTTAACCTACTAATAACAAATTAATTTATAGTTAAAGCTTGCAACGGAAGTGTCGAAAGCCTCTATGTTTGAAGAGACATGGAACCGAGAAATAGTTCCCGCATTAAATCGCCTCGCCAATGGCAACGCTTAGTCCTCATAGAGAGCTTTGGTGTTAAATTTCTTGATAATTCTATAGGCTTCATCTGATCCTGCTCGTACAATGTACCCAGCAGGAGGGCGCGGTGAACCAAGAAGAATTCTACGAAAAAATTCCAGAATGGATATCTAAGCCTAAAGAGACGTGGAATCACATAACTCTTATGGCGTACTTTTGTCACAAATATGAAAAGGTACATGGCGTCCGTTTTAGATTGGTCAAATGGTCATCTAATCCGGGCAGGGGAAAGGAGAGTCGAGACTTCGCTAAGTTATTCAAGACCTTGGCTCCAGAAAACTACGCAACCCTTCGTCCCTTGGAGAAAAAGGATGTTAGGACTCGGGTTAATGCGAAAATATATAATTATATAAATTGGATATTCGATTATAAATTTAGACGTGGTGATAGGTCGGTGACCGGAACTAAGCTTTTTCTGCTGCCAGCAATGATTAATGAGTTCGAACGAATGTATTCCGCTTTTCTTTTGAAAAAGAAGTCGGAAAATAAGTTCGAAACCTTATTGGACTGGGCCAAGAAAGAAGTGCCTGCAGTATTCGAGCATCATCAGATGGAATACCCAGAGGATGTAAATATGCTGCAAACATATGTTGAGAGCTATTCCCTAGGAGAGGAATCCATAGAGGCTTTACTCCTAAGGAAAGCTAAAGAGTTAGGTTTAATATGAGTAAAAAACAGTCTTTAAAAGGTAAGACAGTAACCCTCTATATGGATGGTGGATGGGAATTTACCGGAATTATAAAAAACATAGATAATAATAAATTTATCATTGAAAGCAATGGAAGTTTAACCGTAATTTTTAAGGCAAAAATTTCCTGCATGACTATATCCAAAGAAGAAAGAGCGGTCTATGATTCAGGCGAAGTAGAGGTTCGCACAGAACCTCTACAGGCACGAAGGGTAGAGGCTGCAGAGGTTCCTCCTGCTGATTCGCGCTTTCCAATGAATCGATTATCATACGAGGAGACGACTATGTCGATTCCGGGAGATCTTCTAGGAGAATCCGGACAGAATATGAGTGACGATGATCTATCGGTCTTTTATCCTGGCGGAGCGAAGATAACTGATTATGAGAGTTCGGCCGGCTCAGGCATGTCTTTTGGAGTGGAAGAAGATGATTCCAAAGAATAAGCTAGACAGGATTAAGGCGAAGCTACTAGAGTCATGCCCTGATTGCTCTAGGGAGGGATGCCCGAGATGTCTGTCCCGAGCGTCAAGGCTTGACAGATATTATATGGCCGATATTCCAGTGGAATATTGGTCTTTGTCCTTTAAGGATTTTAATGGCGATCCAAACTTTAAAGCAATAATAAAAGCGAGGATGAAGGATATTGACTCGCTTTATGATAATGGAAAGTCGTTTATGTTTGCGGGGAACTTGGGGACCGGCAAAACCTATACTGCATGTTGCATCTTAAAGAGGGCCGTAAGCACCGGATACTCTGGACTTTACACGACAATGGCAGACGTTGTGGCAAACATGTTATCGCGAGAGATTGATACGTCAAGATATTATGCCGAGCTTACAGGAAAAGACTTCTTGGTAATTGATGAGTTTAGCTCGCATTGGATTTTTCCATCTGAAAAGGCAGAGCAGCTATTTGGAACGTCAATTGAGTATGTTCTTCGCACTAGATTCCAAAATCAATTACCGACAATATTATGTACTAACGATAGCGATGTTGATAAAATATTTGGCGGGTTTAACGCCAAGTCCTTTAAATCACTACGAAGTCATCACGTAGACTACTTTGTAGTCGGAGGGAAGGACTTCAGGAGGAAAAAGAATGCTTGATGCTAAGATTTTAAATTGGATGATGCAAGGGTCATCTAATTTGAATGATGTGTACAGAGAGGTCCAGTACGATCTTCTTCGGTCTATATTTTTTCCAAAATATAAGCCCAGCCTAACATGTCTTCATGAATATTATTCAAGACATAAGGTTCCGCCTTCTTACTCGGTTTTAAAAAAGCTCTTAATATTAGAGGATGAAGATCCCGATATCCTTGAGTTTGTCAAGGACAAGGTGTGTAAGGCCAATGAAATAGGATTCTTTGTTGACCAGATTAAGGAGAGATATAATAAATTCTTAATATCAAAGCTAACAGAGCAAGCTGAGGACATCGAAGATGGCAAAGAAGCTTTGTCTGACTTTAATGATGAACTCAAGAAGATCTTATCCAAAACCGAAAGGCTGTATAAGAGTGACGTATTTACTCAGGGTGAGATAAGGGATTCGGTAAATGATCGAAAAGATGATTATAAATATACCGAGGAGCATCCAGACGAAATCAAAGGCTTTTTATCTGGTTATAAGGAGATAGATGATTACACCTGGGGAATCAAAGATTCTGAGATGCTTGTAATCGCCGGAGCTAGCTCTTCTGGAAAGTCCATGTTAATGCAGTGTATGGCTATCAATGCATGGTTGGGTAGTAACGTGCCCTCTGAGGGAATCACGGGTCATAAGGATGGGAAAGATATTCTCATGATCACTCTTGAGATGAGCAAAAAACAGTATGAGGCCCGAGTTGATGCGAATACTGCAAAAGTCAGACATAGAGGCGTCGTTAGGGCTCAGCTAACTGTAGAAGAAAAGCTTCGATGGGATAGCTGCCTTGAATTTCAAAAGAATTATGATAAAAAATTCTACATATTAGACATGCCCCGGGGAACTACTATGGGAGAAATCGAAGCTAAGTATGAGACATTACTTGGAGAATTCGATCCTGATGCGGTATTTATAGATTACCTGCAGTTGATGAAACCAACCATTGGACAGATTGGCCAAGACTGGTTGGATGTTGGGCGAGTCTCCGAAGAGCTTCACGAATTTTGCAGAAAAAAGAATAAGCCGGTTGTCACTGCTGCTCAGAGAAAGACCGCCCAAAAGAAGACTGGAGGAAAAAGAATCGATGACGTGAGCCTTGAGGATTTAGGTAGAAGTAAAATGATTGGAGATAATGCAGCCATTGTGATGATTATTGCCAATCGAGAGGATGAGCATCTCAGAGAAGATATGGAGGTACACTTGGTAAAGAATAGAGATGGAGCTAAAGGCAAAGTAACTTTGAGAAAAGATTTTGCAAGATCTAACATTGAAACCCTCCCCGATAATTGGGCAGAAGATTTTGGGGAAGAGAATGAACTCTAATAATAAGATTCTAAAGAAGCTAAGAAAAAACAATATTGTTGTAATCACAACAATCTTAGAAGAAAACAAAGAGAATCATAGATACTTAATCAGAAGTGTAAATAAAAAAGAAAGATTTTTATCAGTTTTATCTTTAGAACCTTTTTTTCAAAGCAAAGAACAGGTCGAGGCTCCAGTTCTGTCCCTGCCATTTTCTATGGTAAAAAAGATCAAATTTGGAAATGAAAACGATCTTTTATTTTTATTTGATCAGATAAAGAATCCCCATATCCGGGCGGCTCTGGGAGGTTTATAGTGAAAGAGCGCAAGGTTGGAAAGATTAAAAATATTTCATTTAATGACAATACAGATGACATGGAAATAACTCTTATTATTACGGATAACAAGTTCAAAAAAAAGATTTTAAGAGATTTTTCCCTAATGGGCAAGCTCAAGTTTGAGGGTGACAAAGTTGTTTATGTTACTAATATAAAAGAATAAACAGATGGCTATTTACAATTTCAAATGTAATACATGCTCTTCGGTAGTGATATTAAATATTTCTATAAAGAAGTTTGAGCAGCAAAGCCTGGACTGCGCCTTTGACGAAATGATTTGCGAGAATTGTGAGAATTTGTCTGAATTTACTCGAATCTTCAACATGTCTTCTAGTAAGATAAAAAGAGATAACGAAGAGATAATGAGACAAATCAAAGAAGATTCTAGAAAAATCGTTCGAAGTATTCAAAGCGGAAATACAAAAACTATGAGAGATATTTACGGAGAAGAATGATGCCGGGTAAGAAAAAGGTAAGCCTCCTAGAGGCATTAAGCAGCCATGTTGATGCAGTAAGCGCCCTAGAGTGGGAAGGAACCCTGGCAGACTATGTTGATATAATTACTAAAGCTCCCAGCCTACATCGTGGAGCCCACCAGAGGGTTCTTGATATGATTGATGCAGCTGGAGTAGAGCGAGATAGTGACGGAGTGGCCACAAAATATCACTTCTTCGATCAAGATCTATTCGGGATCGAAGAGTCTATCTCTGAAATAATGTCATACCTAAAGGCTGCAGCGGCTGGAAGTGAAGTATCTAGGCGAATTCTTCTACTCTATGGTCCCACTTCCTCAGGAAAATCTCAGCTTGCTGTTCTTCTAAAGAAAGGGTTGGAATCTTACTCAAAGACTGAAGCCGGAAAGACTTACTGCTTATCTGAATCCCCTATGTACGAAGATCCTCTTTGTGCCATTCCAATGGAGTTACGCCCCAGATTTGAGGAAGAGTATGGAATTAAGATAGATGGCTTATTGAGCCCAATTATGGAGCTTTTGCTGAAAGAGACGTATGGCGGAGACTTTTTGAAGCTTCCGGTTAAGCGCTTTTTCTTCTCAGAGCAGTCTAGAGTTGGAGTAGGAACCTTTGTTCCGTCTGATAAAAAGAGCCAGGATATCTCTGAGCTAGTTGGATCGATGGACCTTAGCAAGATTGGAGAGTACGGTTCAGAATCTGATCCGAGAGCATATCGATTTGATGGTGAGCTTAACGTTGCAAATAGAGGCATCATGGAGTTTGTTGAGATGCTCAAAGTAGATCAGAAGTTCCTATACGTTCTTCTTACTTTGGCTCAGGAAAAGAATATTAAGACTGGCCGCTTCCCGTTTATTTATGCAGATGAGTTCTTGCTGGCACACAGTAATGAAACAGAGTACAAGAGATTCTTGGCGAAAGACGAGATGGAAGCGCTCCACGACAGAATTATTGTTGTGAAGGTTCCTTATAATCTAAACGTAGCTGATGAGGTTAAGATCTATGAGAAGTTGATCGGTCAGGCGAGATTTGGGGATACCCATATTGCTCCATACACTCTATATTGCGCTGCTATGTTTGCGGTGCTATCACGTCTAAAAGATTCTAAGCACGAGGGGCTTACTAACTTAAGCAAGATGAAGCTTTATAACGGAGAAGACATCGAAGGATTCTCCAAGGTTGATATGCCAATCTTAAAGAAAGAATTTGAAGAGGAAGGCATGACCGGTGTATCTCCGAGATATATCATAAACCGAATATCTTCGATGTTAGCACAGGACAATGCTGATTGTGTTACTCCAATTGATGTAATCAGAGCCATTAGAGATGGCTTCAGCACTAATCCAAAGCTAGACAAAAAAGAAATTCATAGGCTTGAAAATATTTTAACCTCAGTTATCGAAGAGTATAGCAAGATTGCTAGGAACGAAGTGCAGAAAGCATTCTTCGTTAACTTTGAGCAGGAAGTTCAGAATCTTCTCTCAAACTACATGGATCATGTTGGAGCCTTCCTTGATAATACTAACACTCAGAATGAATGGGGCGAGCCTAGTGAGCCCAATGAGAGATTGATGCGATCAATTGAAGAAAAGGTTGGTATTTCAGAGACTGGCAAGAAGTCATTCCGTCAGGAAATATATCGAAAGATGCTCAAGTCTGCTTCTGCAGGCGGCAGAGATTATAATTACAAAGATCACGTCAAACTAAGAGAAGCTCTAGAGAAGCAGCTGTTTGACGAGAGACAGGATGTAATTAGACTGACCGTTAGTACCCGAAACCCGGATGAAAATGAACTTAAGAAGGTTAACGTTGTAATTCAGACCTTGTGTGACAAATATGGTTACAGTGCCAAGAGTGCAAACAAGCTGCTAAGATATGTAAGCTCATTGATGGCCAGAAACTAAAATGTCTAAGGCATCAAAAGCCGAGCAGAGCCTGTCAGATATCTGGAAGCTCAAACAGAGGGGCAAGAGAGATTCTGACAGGCAGAAGAAGCTTGTCAATGATGCCATTAGGAAGAATGGAAAGGATTTAATTACAGAATATAATATCATTCAATCAGATGGTGATAAGAAGATTAAGATCCCGATTCGTTTCTTGGATCGTTATAAATTTAAGTACGGAAAGCTCAAGGATAAGTCTGGAACAGGCCAGGGACTTGATGTAAAGCCGGGCGATAAATATAAAATAAGAAGCGGAAAGAAAAAGAAAGCCCCAGGGGCTGGAAAAGCAGGCGATGAAGAAGGCGAGATAGCTTTTGAAGCAGAAGTCTCTATTGATGAGCTTGTAGATATTTTGCTGGATGAGTTGAACCTGCCGTGGATGGAGCCGAATAAAAGCTCAGCCATCGAGGTAGAGACTGAAGATCTATCCTCTATAGAGAAGAAGGGCATCTATCCTAATTTAGATCTGAAAAAGACATTAATCCAAAATCTTAAAAGAAATGCTGCAAAAGGCAACGCAAAGATTGGTGGCATTAACGAGAATGACCTAAGGTACAGAACGTGGGAGACTAACAAGGAGTATCATTCTAACGCAGCTATATACCTAATGATGGACCGCAGCGGCTCAATGAGTGCGGAGAAGAGATATATAGCTAAGAGTTTCTACTTTTGGATGGTTCAGTTCTTAAAGAGAAGATATAAGAATATCAAATTAGTCTTTATCGCTCATGACACTAAAGCTTATAAGGTTGAGGAGAAGGAGTTCTTTGCTGTCACAAGTGGCGGCGGCACAAAGTGTAGCTCTGCATTTAAAATGGCATACGAGCACATGGTAGAGCATCATCCGATTGAGACTTGGAATAACTATGTTTTCGAATTTTCAGACGGAGATAATTGGGGTGACGACAATCTGCTCGTACTAGATTATATAGCTAAAATGCTACCACTAGTCAGGGCAATAGGCTACGGAGAAATTACTCCAGAAAATGAATTCGCATGGAATGTTGAGGAGAATCGCCTATCGGCTTTGCTGGAAAAAACTGTTAAGCGAACACGATTTGTCTCTATCAAGATCTCGTCTAGAGATCAAGTTTTTGATGCACTAAAAATGTTTTTTAATATTGACGGGAAAGCAGTTAAGGCTTAAAAATAGAAGATGGAGCGCCTAATAAATAAAGAAGAACTCATAAACCTTCTTGACAAGAAAATATCTGTTCGAGCTATGGCAAAAGAGGTGGGGTGTTCTCATACTACTTTAATCAAGCGTGTCAAAGAGCATGGCCTTTCTAATTATGGAAGAGAATATAGAGATAAAGATATACTTTCTAAATTATATTTAAAAGAAAATAAAACAATATCTGAAATAGCCTCAATTTATGGCGCATCTCAAATAACTATTTCAAAGTATATAAAAAAGTTTGAGTTGAAAAAAACAATAGAGGCAAAGGCAAGTGCCACTCTTACAAAGAGAAAGGCAACATGCCAAGACCTATATGGTGTTGATAACGTCATGCAGCTTGAGAAGACAAAGCAGGCTGCAAAAAATACTTCGATAGACAGATACGGAGCCGAACATTATTCTAAAACAGAAGAATGGAGAACAAAGGCGGTAGCTAAAAATTTAAAGAAATATGGTGTCAAATGGACTCTTGACAGGGGAGATGTTAAGGAGAAAATAAGCACAACATTACTAAGGAAATATGGGGTTACCAATCCATCATTCATTAAAGGTATTTCGGATAAGAAAAGAGAAACTCTATTAAAAAATCATTCGGGCTCAAAAGGAATCGTTCACAATATTGAGGGATATACTTCAAGACAGATTTCTGATCTGTATAATATTCCTTACTCAAGTGTTAATTACTTTATAAACAAATATCAAGTAGATACCCTGAAGTCCCTGAAGGAGATAGCAGATAAGTCTTCGTCAGGTCAAAATGGTTTAGAGAAATTTGCGGAAAAAGAGTTTAAACTATCATTTTATGACAAACAAGCACCTGGGGTCGGTGGATATAGACCCGACTTTCTTGTAAAAGACGGAATATACATGAATGCCGATGGACTATATTGGCATAGTGAACTTAGAAATAATGATAAATGGTATCATTTTAATCTTAGAAAGAAATTTGAAGAAAATAATTATAGAATTTTACAATTTCGTGAAAATGAAATTTTGAAAAAAACAGAATTAGTTAAGTCAATGTTGTCTCATTTATCAGGGAATACTCCTAATAAGATTCATGGAAGAAAAACGGTTTTTGAGAAGCTGAGCATAAAGCAGGCCAGAAGTTTTCTAGATAGAAATCATATTAAAGGATTTATGAACTCAAATCATTATGGCCTAATGCTTGGAGGAGCGCCGGTTGCCATTATGTCCGTAAGACTATTTGGATCGACTATCAAAGTCGATAGATTTTGTACAAAAATGTCAACCGTAGTTAACGGAGGGTTTTCGAAGCTTCTTAAGAACATATCAGAGCTTTACGAGTTTGACAAGATTGATTATTGGGTAGACCTAAGATACGGTTCTGGAAGTTTTCTTAAAAATTATGGTTTTAAAATAAAAAAAGAAACACTTGGGTGGGAGTGGACTGACTTGAAAAATACATATAATCGCCTCAAGTGTAGGGCAAATATGGACAATAGAATGCTTAGTCAGGCTGATCACGCATCTGAATTAAAACTAGTCAAAATTTATGATGCAGGCCAAAGGCTATGGATAAAGGAGCTGAGATGAGCGACATCCTAAGAGAAAGAATACAGATTTTAGAAAAAGAGGCTCTCGATATGGGCCTCGACTATTATCCTATAAATTATGAGGTTGTTCCTCAAGAAACTATGCTTGAGGTTATAAGCTATGGCCTTCCGACTAGAGCGAGGCACTGGAGTTACGGTCAGTCTTACGAGTATCAGAAAATGCAAGGAGAGATGGGCTTTTCTAAAGTTTATGAAGTCGTACTAAACAACGATCCGTCTTATGCATTTTTGCTAGATACAAATTCAGATATAGCAAATACGATGGTTGCAGCACATGTAATTGGGCACGTCCATTTCTTTAAAAACAATCACCTGTTCAAGATGACTGATAACAAAATGGTTTATCACGCGGCAGAAAGAGCGCAGAGGATCGAGGGATATATAGAGAAATATGGCCTAGAGGTAGTTGAGAGGGTCATGGATATAGGCTTCGCCCTCGATAAGCATATCGATTGGCATAAGGGAGTTTACAGAAAGCCTTATGCACATGAGGACAAGTACTTCAAAGATATCAAGAAGGATGAGTTTTCAGACGTTCTTGATAAGGATTCCATGTCTAAGGTTGAAGTTGTTCCCAAAAACAAGTTCCCTCCACAGCCTGAGTTTGATTTAATTTGGTTCTTAATACATTACTCGAAGTCACTAGAGCCCTGGCAGGTTGATGTTCTTGACATTATTAGACAAGAGTCTTATTATTTCTACCCTCAATATATGACAAAGATTATGAACGAAGGATTCGCCTGTATTACGGGAGATTCAATGGTCTTTACAGAGACCGGAATGATCCCGATGAAAGATGTTGTGTCTGGAGATTCAAAGTTTGTTGATGATAACGAAATGCCCAGAGGGATCATGGCAAAGCAGATTATTGGGAAGAAGCGCTGCATAGAAATAGAGACAAGCAGGGGATACTCTATTCGTGGGGCAGATAATCACAGATTATTATGTGATGGAGATTGGAGTAGATTAGATGAAATGAGCCTTGGCCATAAGGTTGATCTCTCAATTGGAAGCGGCATATGGAATGAAGAATATTACAAAGTCAATTATGAGCCAAGAGAATTAAAGATTACGTTGAAAGATATGTGCGCCGAGGCCGGAGTATCTGTAACTACTTTATGGAGAAGAAGGCAGGGTAAAAATGTTAGAAAGAAAGAGATAATTGATGCTCTTTTGGCGCGTTATAAGTCTGAAAAATCTGACGACACCAAGGTTAGTGCTATTGGCACAAAAAAAAGAAAGGATATAGTATTTCCAGAAATTGTAAATGAAGATATGGGAAGATTTTTGGGATTGTTAACTGGAGACGGGCATATTTCCCGAAAAGGAAGAAGCTTTGGATTTACATCTGGAGATAAAAACCTTGCTGATGAGTTTTCTAATTTAACCAAAGAGTTATTTGGATTATCATGCAAAATACGCAAAGATGAAAAAAGATATCGTGTGAATTTTTATTCAGAATCCGTATCAGACTTTTTGGTAGATTTCTTCGGATGTACGACTGGAGTTTCGGCAAGGAAAAAGAACATATCTGATGTAATCTTGAGATCACCGAAAAGTGTTATAGCAGCCTATATACGGGGCTTATTCGATGCTGATGGATGCGCTCATAAGGGTGGGGTTACTTTTGTAACTGCAAGCGAGGGGATGGCAAAGAATATTCAAATAATATTATCTAATTTCAATATATTGTGCAGCAGAAGGCTTCGCGGAGACGAAACATATGCTATAACCATTCATGGATTATCAGCAAAAAGATATAGTGAGGAAATTGGGTTCGGCCTTAAGCGCAAGCAGGATAGGTTAGGTGATTATATTTCTGACAGAAAATGGTGGAAAAAAGAAAAATATTATGATAAAGTTCTTAAGATTAAGGAGTCATATGAGACTGTATATGACATATCGGTAGAGGAATCGCATAGATATGCTGCTAATGGATTTATAAATCATAATAGCTTTATTCACGCCGAACTTATGTACACAACCGACTGTATAGATTACTCTGAGCATTTAGACTTCTGTAAGATTCATGAAAAAGTTGTTCAGCCCGGTGGAAACAAACTTAAGATCAACCCATATTTCTTAGGATTTTGCATACTTGAAGAGGTTAGAAAGAAATATAACAAGCTAAACGAAGACGGCGAATCTGAAATCGATGGGTTCCAGAAAATTTATGAAATCGTCAGGGATGAGGATGACATTTCCTTCATCAGAAATTATCTAACAAAAGAGTTGGCGGAAGAGCTAAAATTGTTTACATATGTTGGGATAAAGATGTCCTCCGGTGATGAGGCGATCCACGTGATCGGAACCGAGTTGGATTTGCTTAAAGAATCTTTAGTAAAGGATCTTTATAACTATATGGCTCCACTGATCTGTGTTACAGGAATAGAAGATGGAGTCTTACAGTTAGAGCATAGAAGCGGGAATATTGGAACGCTAGACTATAAGCATCTAGAGATCACATTAGAGTATATGTACGAAGCTTGGGGTGGCCCAGTAAATATAGCGACTGTAGACTCAGAAGGCAAGCCTGTTCATTTTACTCATGATGAGTTAGGCTTCAGTGGATAGTGATAGGAAGAAAGCAATGTCTGATGAAGTAAAGCTAATTACGCTCGATACCCAAAGAAAAGCCTCTTCGGCTGATTTCTCTTTTCAATTTAATGCAGCCAGAGAGTATTTGAAAGTAGAAAAGAAAATCTTCGGTGTATTATGCACTATCTCTAAGGAAAACAGAAAGCAAAGCAAACTAGGAATACTAGTTGTTTTAGGAGTCTTTGATAGTGTAAATGATCATGTCATCTCTGGCATGAGGCAGATAGGAATCAATCCTATTCAAAAGTATATAAATATTTGTGATGAATCTTTTAAAAAAGACATTGCTACGATATTCCGTGAAGGTGCTGATGGCGCAATCATAATAAATAGAAATGGACAGATCATAGGAACTAGGGTGTATTTGGTCGTAGACGATTCATCTCTAGACGTTCCTGATGGTTGCGGAACAAGGCATATCAGTGCAGCATCCTTCTCCACAAGGGACGATGTTATTGCCGCTTTTACTCTGTCAGAAGAAAGCTCAATTGTAAGAAATTGGAAAAATGGAGCATTCGTAGAACAGTATAATCCGGACGACGAGTAACATCCGATTTTTCTGTGCAATCTTTTTTGTATTAAATTAAAAGATGAAAAAAATGTTGATATAAAGTTTCGGCGGGGCTAAATTTTGGGCCTGGAACACCGTCTGATAATCAAAAGAAAGTTAAGATGGAGTTTAAAAACAGAATAATAAAAATCTATTTACAAAAATATTTATCTTAAAAAATAGGCAGAAATCTTCTATTAAAAGCAGACTTAGTACTCTTACGCTAAGTCTATTTGAGTTTATAAAAAAATGATATCAAAGCCTATTTCAAAAATGAACACAAATGTATCTGATAACCAGGAATTCACAGTGCCGCCTTCAATTGGCGGCTTCTTTTTTATACAAATAGAATTTTTCGCCATTTTGGCAAGCTAACTTAAAAATATAATCATTCAGGCTGTATAGCCTATAATAATCGGAGAGAGAAATGGAATTGGCGTCGAAAATTTTATCTGACATAACGGTGCATATGAAGTATGCACGATATCTTGATTCTGAAAACAGAAGAGAGAACTGGGACGAGCTTACAACCCGAAACAAAAATATGCACATTAAAAAGTTCCCTCACTTGGTAGATGAAATAGAGAGTGCGTATCAATTCGTTTATAACAAACAAGTCCTTCCCTCTATGCGATCTATGCAATTTGGAGGAAAGCCGATAGAGGTTGCTCCAAATAGAATTTTTAATTGCTTTTCGGAAGATACAAGATTTATTACAACGATGGGCACAAAATCATTTTCTGATTTTAAAGACGGAGATATAGTAGTCGTCCCCACACATATGGGAAGATGCAAGGAGGCCGTAGTTCGCTCATATGGCAAGCAAGAATTATATGAAATTTCTCTAGCCAGAGGCCGTAGCACAAAAACAGTTTTTGCCACCAAAGATCACAGGTGGATAAATTTCGATGGGGAGTCAACAACTGAACTGAAAGCCGGGGATATACTCTTTCCAACTGTTAAAAATATAAATTTTGACTATGATAATGCCGAGCCCTTTGAAAAACTATACTGGTGTTATGGTTATGTGTACGGAGATGGGTCCGTAGTCACCTCTGGTAATAATAAATACAGCATGGCAAGGCTATGCGGAAAAGATAAGGAAAAGTATTTACACAGATTTGAGGAAATGGGATTTAAAACAAGTACTCCATTATCTTGTAATGGAGATCCGTATGTGTATACTGGCAAGTACGCAAAGACTGCTCCAGACCCCACAGTGGACTCCCCTGCTTTGATAAAGGCGTTTTTCGACGGGTATATGGCTGCCGATGCTAGAAAAAATCCAGATTGGTATGAGAACAATACTTTATCAAAATATAGAAATATTCAGACGTCAGATATGGAGCATGCTAAGTTTATTGAGCTATGCTCAGAAATGTCTGGTTATTATATAACTAATAAAGCTGATTTAACGGGAGAGGTGACAAATTTCGGAACAAGAGGCGAGACATACCAGTATTCACTTGCCAATCATATTGGCAGCAGAAGAAACACCGGCTGGGTAGTAAAAGAGGTAAAGCCCTCTGGAAGAATAGAGGGAGCTTGGTGCCTAGAGGTGGAAGATGATCATAGCTTCTTGCTATCCGGAGGGGTCGTGACCGGCAATTGTGGATACTTACCGGTTGATGATATTCGCGCATTCAGTGAGACCATGTTCCTTCTTCTTGGCGGAACAGGCATTGGGTATTCTGTTCAGAAGCATCATGTTGAGCGCCTGCCTGAGATTAGAAAGCCGAATCCTAAGAGAACAAGACGATTTTTAGTTGCAGACTCAATCGAGGGCTGGGCAGACGCGGTAAAGGCTTTGGTTAACTCTTATTTTAAAGAGACTTCTAAGCTTCGATTTGATTTTTCTGATATTCGACCAAAGGGTGCAAGGCTAGTGACCTCTGGAGGCAAAGCTCCAGGCCCTCAGCCGCTCAGAGAGTGCTTGGTTAAGCTGGAAGGTATCCTCGACTCAAAAGAGACCGGGGATAGGCTCAGGCCGATAGAGGTCCATGATATGATGTGTTATATTGCGGATGCAGTTTTGGCCGGAGGCATCAGGCGTGCAGCTCTGATTTCTTTGTTCTCAGCAGATGACGATGAAATGATCTCTGCTAAGTCCGGAAAGTGGTTTGAGACAAATCCTCAGCGAGGCAGGGCAAATAATTCTGTTGTCCTAATGAGGCATAGAATAACGAGAGGATACTTTATGTCTCTATGGGAGAGGATTAAGGCATCTGGAGCTGGAGAGCCTGGATTCTATTTTACAAATGATAAGGATTGGGGTTGTAATCCATGTTGCGAAATCGGCCTAAAGCCTTTCCAGTTTTGTAATTTAGTTGAGATAAACGCGTCGGACTTACTCGATCAGGACGATCTAAACGCTAGAGCTACAGCGGCAGCATTCATTGGAACCCTGCAGGCTAGCTACACCGACTTTCACTATCTAAGGCCTATATGGCAGAGAACGACTGAGAAGGACGCTCTATTGGGAGCGAGCTTAACTGGTATTGCTAGCGGCAAGGTGCTGGAGTTAAATATGACTCACGCGGCAGGACTGATTGGTGAGGAAAATATTCGAGTGGCCAAGATGATTGGTGTAAACCCCGCTGCAAGAACAACTTGTGTTAAGCCAGCCGGAACGACCTCCCTTACTTTGGGTACTTCATCTGGAATTCATGCATGGCACAACGAGTACTACATCCGTAGACTCCGAGTTGGTAAGAATGAGTCAATATATTCTTACTTGGCAGCCAATCACCCAGAGCTTATCGATGATGAATTCTTCCGACCGCATGATACTGCTGTGATCTCTGTTCCGCAGAAGGCGCCAGAGGGAGCCATTACAAGGAACGAGAGCGCGCTAGACTTGCTAGAGAGAATTAAGAAGGTTACTAATAATTGGGTTCGCCCCGGGTATAGAAAGGGCCAAAACACACACAATGTCTCTGCTACGATTACCGTAAAAAATGAAGAGTGGGATATTGTTGCCGATTGGATGTGGGAGAATAGAGATGTATATAATGGTCTTTCAATCTTGCCACACTCTGAGCACACATATGTTCAGCCTCCATTCGAAGATTGTACAAAAGAAAAATACGTTGAGATGATGCGATCCTTAACAGATCTTGATATTGAAAACGTATTAGAGGAAGTTGATAATACAAATCTTTCAGGAGAGATTGCCTGCTCCGGAGGGTCTTGTGCTATCTCTTACTTGTAGAGTATTATATTAGAGATAATGATAACTAAGATTTTAACAGATCGCGTAAACTTTGATCGAGACGTAAAAGAGATACGTCAGCAATGGTTACGCGATCTGTTTTTATTTATAGGGCTTGATGCAGATGGCATGCTGGAGATCCCTCGGGATCAGGCTATAGACTACATGCTCGAAAATAATGTTGAAGTCATAGAGTATAAAGGTATAGAGGCTTTGGAGATTAAGCTTGACGGAGAAACCGTAGGCGAGTGGGCCGGACCTGAATATAAGTTAAAAGAAGACCAAGAAGATCGGTCTCTTTATTTTGAAGCAACAATAGAACATTGGTCGATCATAGAAGATGATATGGACATTGATACAGCGGAGACACCTTGAAGAACAATAAGAAAAATTTTATATTAGATACATCAGTTTTAGTTTACCATGAAGATTCAATTCATGCTTTTCCAAATCAAAATGTAATTATCCCGATGGAAGTTTTAGAAGAGGTGGATAATCTAAAGATGAGACACGATGCTGTTGGAAATGCTGCGCGCTATATAAATAGGTTTCTTGATGAGCTGAGACAGCATGGCTCTCTAAAAGATGGCGTTACTCTTGAAAATGGTGAAACGATATCTGTTTATGTCGAATCTGAATATGACGAGCTTCCAAGTTCGATGCTGGATACTAATGATAATAAAATTATCGCTGTAGCCTTAAAGATGTCTAAGAAGCTAAAGAATGTTGTTCTTATTTCACGAGATATTAATGTGAGAGTAAAGTGTGACTCTTTGGGTATCGCTTCTGAAAATTATCACAAGGAAAAAGCTGTCATTAGCCGAAAAGGTGCATACACTGGAGTCACAGTAAAGCAATTTGAGCCTGCAGATATTCAGGAATTTTATGACTTAGGAGGTATAGACTATAATGGTGGAGATTTATTTACAAACGAATTCTTAGTATTAAAGGGCGGGGCCCAAAGCGCATTAGGCATGTTTAGAAACGGCAGAATAAAGCCTCTAGCTTTTAATAAGAGAAATAATTTAGTACAAGGAATAACTCCCAGAAACAAGGAGCAGTCTTTTGCTTTAGAGTCCTTGCTTGACCCGAATATACACCTGGCAACATTATCTGGGATTGCGGGCAGCGGTAAGGCTCAACCTTTAGATAGCAAGATTTTGACACCAACCGGATGGACTACAATGGGCGAGGTACAGATTGGCTCAAAGGTTATCGGAAAAGACGGACGTTCAGCAAATGTTATAGGAGTATATCCACAAGGAATCAAAGATATATATCGTATTAAATTTTCTGATGGCACCTCAACAAGGGCATGTGGAGAGCATCTGTGGCATACAAGAACGCAACTTGATCGTGATACTAAACGAGGCGGCAGCATAAAAAGCACTTATGAGATGATGGAGTCTCTTCGCTCTGGAAAATGTTCAAAGAAAAATCATTCTATTCCAATAGTCTCTCCTGTAGAGTTTCGGTCACCTGGCCCGCTTCCAATGCATCCTTATTTGCTTGGCTCCCTTTTGGGTGATGGAGGCATGTCTGTCGGAAACCCCGTCTTCTCATCGGAAGATGAGGAATCTGTCGAGATTTTAGCAGAGATGCTTTTTGCTATTGATTGTGATATTAAAAAAATTCCGAATAGTAGCTGCGATTATCGTATAACTGGATTTTTAGATGCTTCTTGCGGCGGGGCAATATCTCGTAGGCTTAGATCTACAAATATCTTCACTGGAGATATAGATATATATGAATCGCCAAAATATATTAAGGAAAAAAGTGATCTTTGTTACTCATCAATTTCTAGAGCAATATCTAAGGAGAATAGAGTATATAGGGATTGTGAGTGGGAATATCTAGATAAAAATAAGCAGTCCAATAACCCTCTTAAAAGTTTACTTATGCAAGAGGGACTCTGGGGGTGTCGATCAGGAGATAAGTTTATTCCAGATAGATATAAGTTTACTAGTGTCGAGAATCGTATAAGCTTATTACGAGGACTAATGGACACAGATGGGACTGTAAGTAAAAGCGGGCATCAGCCGACATTTTGCTCTACCTCTAAGGCTCTTGCGGAAGATACCGCGTTTCTAGTACGCTCGCTAGGAGGAAAGGCGACTATATCAAGCAGATATACAACATATACGCATAAGAATGAGAAAAAAATAGGAAAGCAAAGTTATCGTGTTCGAATATCTCTTAAGGAGGGATATAATCCCTTTTTATTAAAGAGAAAAGCGGACCGCTGGATTCCTAATAAATTGGTAAATCTTCGAAAGTATGTTGATTCCATTGAGTTTGAAGAAAAGACTTATGCACAATGTATTATGATTGATAGTGAGGATCATCTTTATGTTACTGACGATTGTATCGTAACTCATAATACGTTGCTCGCAACTGCCGCTGCAGTACATATGCTGAACGAGGGAGTATATGAAAAGATTGTTATATCCAGGCCAATCCAGTCCTTAAGTGGAGAGATGGGTTTTTTGCCTGGGCCGCAGCCGCTTGATGCAAAGGTTCTGACTCCATCCGGCTGGACTACAATGGGGGAAGTCAAAGTAGGGTCTAGCGTTATCTCCAGAAATGGAGTGGCAACTAAGGTTCTTGGGACGTATCCAAAGGGGACAAAGGATATTTATAAAATTACAACACGAGATGGAAGAACCACAGAGTGCTGTGAGGATCATCTGTGGTTTACTAGAACAGCTGAAGATAAAAAAAGAGGCAGGCCAGGAGGGGTTAAGGCTACAAGAGATATAATTAACTCTTTGTATACGGCGGGCGGAAAAATAAATCATTTTCTTCCAAGAAATGAACCAATCCAGTTTGAGCCTAAAGAGCTGCCTTTGCCGCCATATTTATTAGGTGCTTTAATCGGAGACGGAAGCTTATCTGATAGTATAAGCTTTTTCAACGTAGACAAAGAAGTTATAGAGAGGGTTCGCTTAGAGACGGAGTCTCTCGGGTGTAGCCTTGTTCGTTCTGGGGAAACTATTCAGTATAACTTAAGAGGAAATGAAAGAAATAAGAAGCCGGCACAGCCAATTCGGATAACTAATATAAAAACTGGAGATATAACTGAATACTCAAGAGTCGGCATAGCGTCCGAGGATATGGGCATAGATAAAGGTACTCTGCGATCAAGATGTAATAGCGTTCATCCACATAATGGCATGTCATACGAATTTTTAGAAAAGAAGAATAGATGGCAGAACCCAATAAAAGAGGAGTTACATAATTTGGGAATTTTATTTCAAGGATCCAAAAATAAGTCTATTCCAAGCATTTATCTGTATAATTCTTCCATAGAAGATAGAATTTCTCTCCTAAGGGGGCTAATGGATACAGATGGAACTATAAAGAAAAATGGCGAAACCGTCTTTTATACTACGTCTAAGCAATTAAAAGATGACATAACCACTTTGGTAAGATCTTTGGGTGGAAATGTAACTGCTCGAGAAAGAGATAGGGAAAAAGAAGAGTCCAAAATGCTTGCCGGAAGAGCAATCAAATCTGGAAAAATCTTTGATTGCCAAATAAGTCTTCTAAATAATATTAATCCTTTCTTTCTGAAGCGAAAAGCAGAACGACGTAATACAAAATTTATATATGATATTTGTATTTCTTCTATAGAATATATTGGAAAGAAAGAAGCAAAATGTATTATGATAGATAATCCAGAGCACTTGTATGTAACGGATGACTTTATAGTAACTCATAATACCAAGTACGAGAAGATGGAGCCTTGGATTCAGCCAATCATAGATAATTTAAAGTTCATCTTTAAAAATGGAGAAACATATTTCCAAATGATGATGGAGAAGGGTCAGCTAGAAGTTGAGGCTTTATCATTCATTAGGGGAAGAAGTCTTCCTAATACTATCTTTATTTTAGACGAGGCTCAGAACATCACTTACACTGAGGCTAAGGCCGTCATAACAAGAATGGGAGACAATTCAAAGCTTGTTATGCTAGGCGATTTAGAGCAGATAGATGCTCCACATTTAGATGCGGCAACCTGTGGCCTTGGAGCTATTGTTGAGAGGTTTAAGGATTTTCACCTAGCTTCACATATTACCCTTCTCAAGGGAGAGCGGAGTCCTCTGGCAGCATACGCTGCTACGATACTATAATCTGATGAAGATTTACGATTTTATTTATGACAAATTAAATCGAAAAAAGAAGAAAATTGAAAGACAACGGCCTCATGCTCCGCTCCCGAAGCATGAGGTGCCAAGAGAGAAGCCTAAGGATAAAGACAAGGAGGACGCGAAAAGTGATCGTGGCGTTATTGTTATTCAGCTTTAGAGCGTGGAAAAAAAGAAATGATTAAATCACTAACCCTGCTTGCAAACGCTTTAGATGAGAAAGGTTTCTTTAAAGAGGCCGACGGTATAGACGAGATATTATCTAATCTGAAAGATAGGCATTTACGCTCTCATATTGTCGCTTCTGGTGAAGTCTTAGGTGTGATAGCTAATAATTATAACGTGACTGTAGATGAGATACTTGAGCTGAACAAGTTAGAGTCTCCTGACAAAATTAGTATTGGGCAAGAGCTTATTATCCCTGATGAGACAGGATTTTCCAATAAGAATCCTGAGCCTTTGGTGGAATATGACGTTACTGATGATGAGATAGTTGCAGCAACCCTTATGGGAGAGGGTGGTTCGATGTATGATCTAAATATTATGAAGAGAGTCTATACCGTTATTTTAAACAGAAGTGAGCATAGTGGAAAGTCTCCAAAAGAAGTAGTTTTGAGTCCAAGGCAATTTTCTTACTGGAATGATGGAATAACTGCAGATCATGTTTCTGAAAAAGTAAATGAATGGAAGTTCGGAACACTTCCGGCAACGCAAGAGCGATGGAAAGAAGCAATGGCGATTGTGGAGTCCGGATTAACTTCTTCAGAAGTAGGGGCCTCTGCATATTATCTTAATACTCAGCTGGCAGGAAAGGGGTTTATAGGCCCGAATTGGAAGCTAATATATGAAGGCGATGCTGGTGACCCACACTCTTATGGTTTGAATGGTCCTCCTTGGGACGACCATAAAGCATAATTTATGAATAAGAAACTACAAGTAATTGACTGCCAAAGCTCTTGTAAGATGACAAAACAAACCAGAGAGGGATCTCATTGCAACCAAAAAGCTGCTATTGTAGATGGCCGAGTATTTTTTGGTTGCAATGAGAGTTTGAAGTTAGAGCCAAAAGAAGTAAGACAATTTTTTTCCTGTGACCTTTGGAATATGGGGCTGGAAGAGAGCTGCCTAACTTGCGAACTAGAATGTATTAACAATAAAAATGAGAAGATGAAAGATACTCTAGCTGAGAAGAAAAAGCTAGATAATGTTATTGAGAGACTAAGGCCGAATATGGTTCTTTATGGAGTTTCTGCTGAGCAGGTAACTAAGATAAGCTCTAAATACGCAAAGAGAGGGGCAGATGGAAGTCGAGATAAAATGGGATCTGAAGCAATTAAGCATGCAAATTTTGCGAATGAAGCTTTGAAGATGATCCTGAAAGGGAATCCGATTGACGCAGCGTTCTTCTCTCTCTACGCCAAGAAGGCGTCAGGTAGATTAAAGAAGATTAAAAAGAAATAATCAGTTATCTAAGAAGAATTTTATATCATCTGCAGACACCGCTATGCCACCGTAATGGGGCAGCGCTCCAAATAATATTCCTATAACTTCTCCGTCCAATGTATAGACAGGACTTCCGCTATGTCCCGGAAGTATCTCCTCAGATACCATTATGAACTTATTTCCGTATAAAGATAGTGGGGGTATACCTACCTTGTTTCTATCTAGAAACGATGAGATATAAGTATCTAATATTATAGGAAAGTCGCCAGCAGGGGCTCCAATTATATAAACTTTTTCAAATATTTGAGGATAGTAAAGATCGTCAATAATCTTTACAGGCTTAATAAATCCGCGAGCCTGAATGATACAGAGATCCAAAGCTGGGCTCGTCTTCATGACTTTTAAATCACTATCTTCTTCTGACCAATCGATCTGCTCTCTGTTATAATTTTCGATAACCAAAGAAGAGTGCGGGTCTATATCTCTGCAGAAGTGATCATTGGTTAAGATTAAAGAAGAGTCTGATCTTACGTCGTAAGATATAGAGAAGCCTGTGGCGGAAGTAGAAAACTTTGAACCATCAGCTATTCTTTCTCCGCGATGAGAAAGTTTTACAACTGGAAGAACCATAGCCTTCACTCTTATTGCTGCGGGCTCGGAATACCTTATTTGCTCAGGCTTCTCCGTAGTAACTATCTTGAAAGTCAAAAGAAATATTGTTGTTATCAATAAAGAAATCATCGAGAAAGTGAATATATTTTTGATTCTTTTATTCATACTATACATATATATGCGGTAACATTAATATGTTCAAACGTTTTAGATACTAATAATTCCTAAATAGGTCGAGGGTAAAATTATGGGATGTGGATGTGGAAAAAAGGTTTCTAGAAGCAAAAAAGCTGTAACCAAAAGGAATCTGAAAACAAAAAAGAAGACTATAATTAGGAAAAAGAGAGTTAATAAGTTAATCTCGATACCCGGAACTGCAAAGAAATAATTCTTATAACATCAAATGAGAGCGCAAGATCCTCAACTTAGAGAATCTATAGAAGATGTCTGCACTTGGCTGTCTGCGAGAGGATACTCTATAGACTTTGAGCGAAATGGAGAAGATGCTGTCTTCTTAGAATCTAAGCTTTTATCTGTTAGAAGCTCAAGGTCTCTTCGGGGCCAACTTTATACTCTTCTTCATGAGTGTGGGCATATTTTGATTCACGAATCTGATACCTTGGTAAATAGTGAAGAAGAAGTTTTAGAAGTATATAGTTCTAGATCTAAGATTCACAAAACCTTTACCGTAATAGAGGAAATTGAGGCGTGGAAGCGGGGCCTTAGTCTCGCTGGAAGACTTGGAATAGAAATTAATAAAGTAAAATGGAATAAAGATGTTGCTAAAAGTATCATGGCCTATATGAAGTGGGCCGTAGGCTAATTGTCAGCTTCTAGTTGCGGAGTTAAGATATAGGCTGCAACTAAACCTTCTTCAGAAACAGAGTTAACACTAGAGGAAAAATGAATAGTCTTTTGGTCTTTTATTAGTTTTTCTATAGCGGAGTTGATCTTTTTTAAAAGCTTCTCTTTGGCTTCAAGTTCTACTTCTATAACACAATCTAATTGAATTTCTACAAAATACTTATTACTTGTTTCCATACTAGCTCCAACTAAAGGTCTTTGTTGTACTTAGAATATTCATAGAGAAAAAGGTGACAGCTCCAAAACGGAGGCTATCCTAATTGAGAACCCGCAGAGCATAAGGAAAATAAAAATGGCTAACAGAAATGTGAAAATAAAGTTACTAGAAGATGGGGCAGAGATCCCTACCAGAGCCCACCCAACAGATACGGGATATGATTTAAAGTTTATAGGAGTTCACAAGTTTGTTAATGATGTGATCTATTTTAAGACAGGAATTTCGCTACAGCCTCCAAGCGGGTATTATTTTGAAATTGTGCCAAGAAGCAGCATTTCAAAGCTGCCTTTGGCTATGGCAAACTCTATTGGGATTATAGATGAATCCTATACCGGAGAAATTATGGCTCCAGTTCGAGTGATTCACTCAATAGAAACACAGGACTTTGCTTACAATAGTCATCCGAATGGAATAGTTAAGATCTTCGGTATGAGACCGCAAACAATGAAGGCCTTAGCTGATCTGATTATCAAAAATAAGCCAAGTTTATTCCAGGCAATCTTGAAAAAGCGAAACAATTGCAACTTTGTGCTAGACGAATTAGAGGAGACTGAAAGGTCAGACGGAGGCTTCGGAAGCACAGATACCGAATAAGCTAATAAATATTGCTTTAATAGATGCAATACCTCTGCATAGGTTTGGAGGATCAAGAAAATGGACGCTACTTTCGGTGACGCAATAGCTTACTACAGCTACTCAGACGATAACGAGTCAAGATTATTTATTGAATATATTTTATTAAAGTATTTTAATACTCAATCATTTTTTATGAAAATGCAAGAGGCCGCTCCTTACTTGGAAAAGGACGATAAGGAAATGCTTTTCAAAATTGCGAACAAAGTGAAGGCCTAAACCTCTTTCAATAAACTTTATAATAACCAACGGAAAAAGATCTGAAAAAAATATGGACAGATCTTTTTCCGTTGGTATTATGTTGTCAACGAAGGAGCACATATGCCGCTAATTTTAATAGAATCCCCAAATAAAATCTCAAAGCTGAGAAGCATCTTGGGGCCCAACTATACAGTCATGGCCTCTGTAGGCCACATCATGGATCTTTCCAAAAAGAACATGGGAGTAGATCTCGATACTTTCGAGGCTACATACAAGGTAAACGTAGACAAAAAAGACATTGCCAAGAACATCAAGGCTGAAGCGAAGAATCACGATGTAATCTACATCGCCACAGACCCTGATAGAGAGGGCGAAGCCATCGCCTTTCACATAGCCACCCTTCTGCCCAAGCGAGGCGTTACAATCCACCGTGTGAGATTTAACGCCATTACCAAAGAGGCGGTCAAGAAGGCCATGAAGAACCCCGAGCAATTAGATAAGAATCTATATGATGCACAGCAGGCTAGGCGCATCACCGATAGGTTGGTTGGGTTTCGAGTCAGTCCCGTTATGTGGAATAAAGGTATGCGCGGAACGAGTGCTGGACGAGTTCAGTCTGTTGCTCTGAAGTTTGTAGCCGATAAGGAAAAAGACATAAAAGCATTCGTTCCAAAAGAATATTGGACAATCTATGCAAAAACTTCTTTGGATTTTCCCGCAGACTTTTATGGAATAGACGGGAAAAACTTTGTTCCGTCTAACAAAGCTGAGTCTGACGATATCACCAAGGAGATGAAGGCTAACAGGGTGGACCTTGTCGTTTCTGAGTATCTGGCAAAACAGAGAAGTCGAAAGCCTTATCCTCCATTTATAACATCTACCATGCAGCAGTCTGCAAGCAACAGTTTGGGTTGGGGCGCGAAAAAGACGATGAGCGTAGCGCAGAGTCTATTCGGTCATGGGCTTATAACTTACCACAGAACAGACAGCACGCGAAGTGATCCTCAGAAAATTAAAGATTTGAGAGCAAAGATCACGAAGGATCATGGAAAGAATTATCTAGCTTCATCCGTACTTACTTACGGAGCTAAAGCTGGCGCACAGGATGCTCACGAAGCGATCCGCCCAACATATGATAAAGCTGTGTCTGTCCTTTCGAGTGACGAGAAAAAGCTTTTAACTTTAATCGGTAATAGGTTCATGGCTTCCCAGATGGCTAATGCAAAATTTGATCAGGTTGCTCTAAAGTTGGAGTACAAAGGAAAGAAGAGAGTATTTAATTTTAAAAAGAATGGAAGTGCTCTAAAGTTTGACGGCTTCTTGAAGGTTTATGGGAATATCAAGGACGATGTGATCCTTCCATCTCTAACGGTTGGTGATAAAGTTGCCTGGGACGATGTGATCTCAGATCAGCATTTCACCAAGCCGCCTCCAAGATTCTCTGATGCTTCTATAATTAAGCTTTTGGAAAAAGAAGGCGTTGGACGACCAAGTACTTATGCTTCAATTCTGGATACACTATTAAAGAGGAAGTATATAACCCGAGACAAGAAGGCTTTGTGTGCATCCGAAATCGGAATCATGGTGTCGGACTATTTGTCGGCTAATTTTTCAAAAATAGTTGATGCGAAGTTTACATCGAGGATGGAATCCAATCTAGACAATATAGCCGCAGGAAAGATGCCCTATAAGGATCTTTTAACTGACTTCAACGGTAAGCTTGATGACCAGCTAAAAGCGGCAACTCAGGCAGGCCCTCCTGACACATTTATTTTGGATATCCAATGTCCAAAATGTTCTAGTAAGCAGATGGGTAAAAAGATATCGAAGCATGGAGTCTTCATTTCCTGTGTAACATGGCCAAAGTGTGATGGAACTTTATCCCTAGATGGAAAAGCGAAAGCAGTTGCGGTTGAGACTGGTCATAAATGTCCTAAGTGCGCGAATATTCTGGTAGAAAGGAAAAGTAAGACAGGTCTCTTTCTTGGCTGTAAGGCCTATCCGTCATGCAAATATTCTGCATCTATAGATGAGGATGGAAACCCGATTGAGAAAAAGAAATCTACAGCCAAAAAGACTGGAGACAAATGTCCCAAGTGTAAGAAGGGCGACATGTTAGAGCGTAAATCGAAATTTGGGAAATTCGCTGGCTGTTCCAGATACCCAAAGTGTAAGCAAACTATAAAAATCTAGCAATATTATTTCAATGGATAGTATGGTGAAACTTCAATAACATAACCATACTATCCGGAGGAAATATGAGTAAGATTTGTAATAAGTGCAATGTAGAAAAACCAATAACTGAGTTTGCTTTAAGAAAAGAAATCGGAAAGAAGGGAGCATATACAAGGCCTAGAGCTGATTGCAAAAAGTGTGTGGCGAAGAGATCAAGAGAGTATATTAGAAAAAAGAAAGAAGCAATTATAGCGCGCGGTGGGCATGACTATAATATAATTTATCAAAATTATTTTAATTGTCCAAAATGTAATTTGAATAAGTTGGGCAAATTCTTTTATAAAACACAGGAGCATAAAACTGGGCTAAGTGTATACTGTAAGGCATGTGATAAAAAATATGCCAGAGATAGAACATTCGCTAGGAAGCACGAGTATACAGAGGCGCAATTAGCCTCCATAAAAAGAGAGTGCAAGTCTTGCGAGGAAATAAGACCACTAAAAGATTATCATAGGGCTCGAACAAAATTAGGAAGAAAGCTTTGTTGCAAGTTCTGTACGAATAAGGAGAATCAGAAAAGAAGGAATACGAAGAAGGGCCGATTGGGCGTTTATAAGGAAGCGGCAAGAGGCAGAAAAATAGAGTGGAAGCTTTCTGATAAGGAATTCTTTTCGTTTTGGCAATCGGATTGCTCTTACTGTGGAGATAAGATAGAGACAATCGGGGTTGACCGAGTTGATAACACAAGGTCATACTCTGTAGATAATGTGCGCTCATGCTGTATTATTTGCAATAGAATGAAAATGGCTATGGGCCTCGATGAGTGGTTTTCTCACATGAAGAAGATTATAAATAAGCAGGATAAATAATATGAAAGTTAAAGCAAAGTGCGGCCACAGCGAAGATGTCCCTCCCTATTTTCTTGATGAGCTTGAATCGTGCCGCTCTTGTCACGGAAAAGAGTCGTGGGAGGGAGTAGTACGAGGAGAGCCTGTAGGTCAGAAAACTCAGCGACTAAGAGTGCCGGGTGGCTGGCTATACAGGACTATAATGGGCAATGCAGGCCGCACTCCTGTCGCGATGGTATTTGTTCCAGAGCTAGTTGAAGATGAGAAGGAAGAATAAATGGAAGATATTTCAGAAGAGACTAGAAGTAGCATTGCAAGGCGGTCGCGTGAAGATGCCGAACGTAGGGCAAATGTTGAGATTAAAAATCTAAGAGCTGATCTCGCTGAAGCTCAAGAGAGGGCGGCTACCCTCAAGAGGGCGCTAGAAGAAGAGTGTGCTCGCGCAGATGAGTATGCAGAAACTATCAACGCATTAGAGGGGCATCCCCAGGAGGTGTCTGTGCTTATTCAGCGTCTACAGCGCGATCTTGAAGCGGCACAGGTTAGAGAGCAGGCTAATTTAGAATGGGGAGAGGCTTTAAACGTTCTTCACGATGAAGTTAAATCTCGACTATTAACAACAGAAGCATGGCTTAAGGCCGACGCTGAAGATATAGACCATGTTGCTATGCTAGAATCACAGAATAAAAAATTAAGGGATGCTCTTGAAGAGCAACTTTGTCATCAACATGTTCGTCCGCATTGTAGCCCATGGAATTGTAAAATTTGTGCCGCTCATGCAAAAGTCCTTAAGGATCCAAAATGAGTAACGAAACAATAAAGCCTATTAGTAAATTTGATCTTATTTTAATTTCAAGTAATGCTAAAGTTCATCTTATTCAGCGAGGATATAGGTGTGATAGAAATAAGGTTGCAGAGTTGCTCAAGCATTTTGATGAGAGGCTACCGATTGGCTCAGTGATTACTACTACTGATCGCGCATTTAAAGTTACGACCAGACTCGAAGGCGACCTTCTTGCCTTCGTTCCTCACCCTTATGACGTGCCAGAGCTTACAGGCACATAAATACCTAAATAATAAGGAGATATTATGACTCAAATTACTCCAGCAGAAGCGAAACGGTTGCATGCAGAGCACCGACCCAAACCCTCATCCCTCCAGGCTCAAGAGGCCGAGGAGATGTGGCTTGCAGAAATTAAAAAGGGGGCAGAGGAGGGTGACGATTCTGCTCATATGCCTTATAGTAATGCCGAATGGAGTAGAGCATCAAGGTTTGTAAAAGATGCGACAGCTCGTAGGATTGAGAAGCTGGGATTTCATGTTGCTCATATTGGTAATGGAAATTTCTTTGTCCGATTTTCCCCTTCATTTGGAGAGCGAATCGGAGAGAGGCTAATTGGAACCACAAAAAGAGCATTAGCAACAACAGCGGTGATTTATATAGCCTATGCAGTAATTTTTATTTTAGGATTATGGCCACTATGGTAATGTCATGAGCACAGAAATGGAGAAGGAAGAGATCCTCTTTGAGTTTGATGGATCTCAGGGAGCGGGATGTACCATTGAGAGTTCTGGCCCAGAGATTAAATGTCTTAGGCTGATAGCAAAAAGAATTCCCGACACTCCTTATTCGACAACATCAATTGCTGGAAGCCTTTATGCCTATAATGAGTATCCGAGTGGAAACGGATTTCATCCATTTAATATCAAAGTAGAATCTTATAAGATTAAACATAAATGCATACTCTCATTTGATATATTAGGAGTTAGACTTCATAAGAGTGGCCAATTTATTGCAATGGGACTAACACAACGGAGAAACAGATCATGACTGATAATGAATTTGATGACTGGTTGCTGCAGGCGCGACAACTCTTATCTAGAGTGGCCAAAGGCCATGACCTTTGGTGCGATACGGGATTTTCTTTTGAGGGTAGCGGAGCTTGTAATTGCCGCTTGCCATCGGACCATCAGAGAGCAAAGAATTTAGCCTACCTTTTGCTTCCAGAGATGATTAAGAGATTAGATTCTAAGGAGAAAACAGATGACTTGGAACCATAGAGTAATCAGCCGAGAAGGACAAGATGAACTCGCTATACACGAGGTTTATTATGATGAGGATGGCGAACCCAATATGGTAACGAACGATGCTGTCGGAATTTATGGCGAGACTGTAGAGGAGTTGAGGGAGACTCTAGAACGAATGCTAAAGTCTCTTGAGGCGCCAAAGCTGGCCTTTGAATCATTCGGGCAACCGGTAGAGGGAAGATAATGCATAATTCGGCGCCATGCACTACTTGCAAGGGCCGAGGAATCATAATGGTAGCAAGCTCTTGTGGTTTGTTTTACAGTCATCATGAAACTCCGATGCCATGCCCTAAGTGCGCGGATTTTATGATATCCGCAGAAAAACCACAAGTAATAAAGGAAGAAATTATGGACCAAAGAAAAACAAAGAAGTATGTAAATACAGGTTTTGAAGAAACATTAGAGGCAGTTAAAGAGCGCAGACAGGGAATTCGAAATGCAGCCAGACAGTGGTCGCTTTTAGTTTGGCTTCTATCTGATGAATCTAGAGCTATAAGCGAAGACGCGTCAGACTTAACCCGACAACTTATCCTTGTGGCTAGATCTAACAATTACCAAGAGATAGCCGAAATGATATCATTTGTAAAAGAATCGGCAAAAGAAGAGGATAAGAGATCGTGATGCTAGAGTTTGACGAAAAGGCCTTTGCTCTAGCAGAAAAAGCTATTGCATGCAAGAATTGGCGCTGGACGCCCGGAATGAAGGCTGGAGTTCCAGATAGTTGGTATCGCGCGTGTGATCAGCCGGAAACTATTTACTGGCATGGAGAGACTAATGGCGGTTGGACGACTATAGTTGAGGATAATTGGATCCCAGACTTTAGGGACGCAGCCACTTTAGGCTGTTTGTTGGAAATAGTTAGAGAAATCTCTGGCGACCCTTGGCTTTATGTTTATGTTAGGTCTAGAGCAGATGGATCGGAGTCAGAGTGGACAGGAACCCTCTGGGATGATCGTTTCTCTGCGGACAGCGAAGAAGCTGTCCTTATAAAAATGTTGGAAGCGTTGAATGAGTCGTAAAAAAGGAATATATAATGAGCAGACACACACGTAAGCCGATATCTCCAACGATGAAAAGAAAGTTTGAACGAGCCGGATGTACATTTAAGGAGCATCCAAAAGAAGAGCATTTCAAGAAAATGAGCGGTCCTGATTCGATTGGTCTTGGATCTTGTTGCTTTGGGCCAGATGACGGTTTTGTCGGAGTCGAAAGTCAAGGTGATCACTTTAGGTGGTTAGCTAGAATGGGAATTTTTGCTCCGCTTAAGTCTGATCCTGAGCATAACTCAGCAAGCATAGGGCTTATTACTAAAGGTGAGAATTTTGGTAAGTGGGCAGGGTGGTCTCATCGAGCTGTTATGGTGTTTGGAGAGGGAGATCTCTTGTTTGAGGAAAAGTACGTCTTGACGGATGATACTTTGTGGCGTGATGCGGGCAGAGTTGTAATAAAAACAGAAGAACAGACAAAGCAAGCTGCCATTAATTTTTCAGGATATGTATCCTAGGATCTAATATGATGAATGAAAATGATTTATGTGTCCCGCCTTGGGCAGACGGATGTACTGAAGATGGACTTGAGTCGAAAAAGTATTATTGTGCATGGGGAATTTGCGAAGAGGTTGGCGAGATTTTTCTGAAGAAAGGGGATTGGGGAGCTTACTATCGCAAGCCTGATGGTTGGGAGCGCCACGGGAAATGGCTTGTCTGCAAAAAGCATTCTGCCGAAACAAAAAAGTATACAGATGCAGCACAAATAGCCCGAAGAGAACAATATAGATTAGAAAGAGAGCGTAAACAAAAAGGAGGAGACGCCCAAGCTTTATTGATGGAGTGGGATAAGAAGAATCCATCACCCAAACTTCCAAAGTGGGCAAGCGGAAGGTGCCCCAGCGAAAGCGTGATGCACATTCGACGTGTGATATGTCGAGGATGTGGGGTTGTCGCTGAGATTGCTCGGAAAGAAAATACTCCTCCAAGACATCCATGGGAGAACAGAGCTAACTGCTGGCCTACGTGTCCAGACTGTAAGGATAGATTGGATAAGACCTGGGGAGTAGAGTACTCTGAGTGGATGAAGTGCAGAGAGCCTTACGTTGATGCAATTCGAAAAGCAATGGGGGAAAAGGTTTCAAAGACATGGTGGAAGGAGTCGTTAAAGTCCCTCTTCGGAAAGAACAAATGAAAACATTAACAGAAGTACATGAGGAAATGGAAGAGAAGGATCGATTACGCACAGAAAAATTAGAGATGAATAGAGATATTCTTTTAAAGAAATCAGAAGAAATTCTACCACTTGATGGGAGAGAAAAACACAAAGAAATTTATAGGAGAACTTTAAGCTCTAATGATTTTAAAAGAACTCCCAATCTGATGCTGCTAGTTGCTTGCGATAATTGCGGAACAGAGCTTATCGATAAAAGTGCTGGTTCCATAAAGGGTTATCCGCCCAAGAAGCATGTAGTTTGTGTCGGATGCGGTTTTAGTGGTTACCTGAGGGTATAATAATGTTTGACAAAGTAGAGTTATGGCGAACAGAAGATGAAACCGGAATCTCTGGAACAGGAAGAGTTGCTGAAGGCGTAAGGTTTAGTGATGGAAAAATTGTTTTAAGATGGATGACTGATACTAGGTCTACATGCTTCTATGATTCCTTTTCTGATGTTATGACAATTCATGGTCATGGCGGAAAAACAAAACTAAAGGTTTGCGGAACTCCTTGGGAGCGCGGAAGAAGAGATGCCATACAAGATAACCTTGAGAACGCTCCGTTCGGATCTGTTCGCGGAACAAGATCGGAGAATCCAGTAAAAAGAAAGGACTGGGTAAAGCCTGATTGGATAGCGATGAGTGAACTCACAGCATACTTTGCAGGATATGAGGCTCAGTGTAATTCAATTTAACTCCCGATAACGTTAGAGCGGTAGTTATGAAACTTCAGGAGCATCAGATAGAAGAAGCTCATGCTGCCCTTGATCGAGAGAATATTCCTCGTTGTCATCCAGATGATGAAGACACGATGATTGGGTTTACTCTAAAGAAACGAATACAATTACTGGTGAAACAGAAAGAATTAGAGAATAAAGAGAGTCTTCCCGATCTTACCGCAAAGGCTTGTGCTGAAGCTCTAAGAGAAATTGCTTCAAGATTTGATGGTGATCATTATCTTTGGCCAACCGCAGAGATCTCAAGGTGGCTGCGTGCCAAAGCAAGCTCACTTAGCCCAATAGGAGAGTAGCATGGCATTATCAGAAAAAGAGATGAACAGAATTAAGAAGCTACTCTCAAAGCTGAAGTCCAACAATTGGGAGTCGGCAATGGAGCAGCTTTCGGATGATGCCCCAGATATGCTGAAAGAATTACTTAAGGATATTGAGTACTTACGGAAGGAGAGAGACGCTTGGGTGAAGACTTCTCTGCAGGCGACTAGAAATACAGAATATTACAGAAGACTATGTGAAGAGGCTTCTGTTTTTCTTGGTCCCGAGGTGTTTATACAGGACGATGGAGGCATAGTTGATAGCCCACTTCTCGCTAAAGTTCCAGAGTTAGTGGAAGCTTTGGCGGCAAAATTAAAAGCTCTAAATGAGGAGGGAGGTAAGTAATGTCTTATACAACAATAGATTCATGCAATATTTGTGGTGCGCCAATTTATGTACCAACAATCTGGCATGGAGTAATTCCCCCTCCTAGAACATATAGTTGTTTTTGCAGAACAAGCAGACATCCTACGCAGCAGCCTCCAGCTATAGGGCCATTTGAGTGGCCATGGCCCAAGGTTCCATCGACTAATTGGACTTGCCCTAAGTGCAAGAACGTATATAAATACATAGACTCTTGTCTTTGCGATCCAATCTTTGATGTGGAAGATCCAGATGCGATTAGATTTGATCATGAGTTTGTACATGAAGTTTGTATTCACTGTGATTTAAGTGATGCTTGCGAGGACACAGAGTGTCCGGTTAGGCTGAGAAAGGAAGTTGCTCGTTTACATGATTATAACGAACGAGGACTAGTCTGCTCTAAGCACTGGGTTCATCCGTCAAAATGTTGCAACGGAAAATACACTGCTCACCTCATAAGCGAAAGAAGCAAAAAGAAAATTACTTATTTGGAAAATGAGCTTGCCGATTGGCGAACAGATGTAGAAGAAGTTGACGAGATATTAGAGGGAATTGAATTTAATTTTGATTTAGGATCTGACGTTTCTACTGCTGAAAATGTTAAAAGATTAATAAAAAAATATGAGGCTAGACTAAAAATTTCAAGATTCCTTTTGAGAAAGTATGTTGAACGCTCAAGTGCGGATCAAAAGTTAATCGACAAATACGAAGCTAAGTTCTCTATTGTAAAGACTCTTGTAAAAGAAATACGCGGAACCTTTAGGCTTATAGAGTTCGGAGCTATAACTTTTACACGCGGATCAGCTATGATTCTTGGGAGTCTAGCAACAGTTGCTCTATCCGAGATAGATGAAGAATAATGAAAACATACAAACACGAGTGGATCGATGAGATTGACCCGGATTGGGGATATACACACGATCATATCTGTAAGCATTGCAAAGAAGTTAGTGCCAGAAGCTCTTATAAGCCAAGGACAGAATGTGTTGTTCGTTTGCGAGCTGCATTAAATGAAGCGGAAGCGACGATAGATCTTCTGAAGAAAACCCTAAAATATGAGATTCTAACAAATAGATAAAAGATATTAATATCTTCGCCTATAATATCGGTAAGGAATATAACATGTTAAAAATTTCATCTAAAGATCCAGAGCAGGAAAAGGCATATGCCCTCCTTGCCTTCTTAACAACCCTCTCAGAGGCTCAGTCCGGCTTCGCAGGACCTGACGGCCTGACAGTCCACCCATCAGACCACATCTATGTGGTCGGTGGGGCGGTGAGAAACTTTCTCCTAAAAAAGCCTGTTAAAGACATTGACATTGTTATTGATGCAGTCGCCTTGAGTACAGATGGCATCAGGCGCGATGCCGAATGGCTTGCAGATATGATCGTTGCCAACTCTCCAGCAGATGCGCGCATCGAGAAGAGTGATCCGAATAACTTTGGTGTTGAACTTTTAAACGTTAAGGGCGATTGGATTGTTAACGGAGTAAACCTCAGAGGCGAAGATATTGAGATCGCTTTTGCTCGAACAGAAACGTATAAAGATGGTGGCTTTAAGCCGGATCATGTAGAGAAGGCTACGATAGAAGAAGATTCATTAAGAAGAGAGTTTACAGTAAATACTTTACTCTGGAGATTTTCTGATTTGGCAGACAAGGGCCCAAGTGAGGAAATTATCATTGATCCACTTGGAATTGGACTAAGAGATCTTAAGAATAATATCTTAGATACCCCCATGGATCCGGAGCAGACATTCAAGGACGACTCAACTCGTATGATGCGAGTCATGAAGTTCCAGTTTAAATATGGATTTGATGTAGCTCCACGAGTAACGGAAGCCTTAAAGGCTAATCCAGAATATATAAGGAATGCAGAACGCAATGTTTTAGCAGATCTGTTAAAGCACACTATCTTAAACCAAGATAGTTATATCGAAGCTTTGAACGAAATGAAAGAGAACTTAATACTCGGAGAGGTAATTAAGCTCTTAAACGAAGAAGAAGTATTCAGAACCTCAATTATGAACTGGGTTCATAGCAAAAAGGATTTGAATTTCTTATTCGTGCTTTTAGATTATGGATTCCCAATCGGTGATAAGATTTCATTCTTATCGGAAGACGAGAAGCGTACCTTTAGAGAGAATATTAAAAATCTATCAAAGGTTGATCAATACGAATACTTAAGAGGAATTAAGAGCCCTGGAAACCTCATTAAAGATAGAGGATTCTTCATGGCTTTTTATAATTCTGTAAAAGAATTAAACCCAGACTTATCTATAGCGAATTTCAATGCAAATTATTACCAGCCAGTGGCCAAGGAAATAATCTTGTATACTCCGGAGATAGCTTTCACTCCAGAGGCTTTGAAGGAAAGAGTAAGAGATGCAGTTATGACAAAATTAAACATGCTTGCTCCCACGGAGGGCGGATTCATTAATGTAAGGTTGAATAAATTGGCAAAATATTTAGAAAATATAAAAGAAGAAAAGTGTGCAAATTCGACCAGACTACTAAAGACATCTGGCTCAAAGTATGAAGAGAGACTATCAGCGATGGTTCCTCAGGCTAGTGGAGATGTTTTCATATTTGATTTTGATGATACTTTGTTCTGGACACCAGAATGGTTCAACGAAGTTTCTCTTGACGAGAATAATGCAGCAGTAGGTGTAACAAGCACATATCCAATGATCTTCGGCAAGGCGATTAGCTTTGTTAATAAGCTAAACTCTTCTCCAGAGCTTTATGTTAGAAAGACCAAGAAGGGAGAGGTTATCCCTGAGTTGATCGAGAAGGCAAGAACATTCCTTCCTCTTTCATTAAGGAAAAAGATTGTAGACATTCCAGCTTTAGGAAAAAAGAATCAAGTAGTATTTGTTCTCACCACAGGAAGTGGGGGAGAGATGTCTGTGGTTGATTATAAAGAATTATTTTCCTCAAAACATCAGAGAATCTTTGATACAAGAGGGAAGTATTATCCGAATGCAGTTATTGTATCTGGTGATCCGAACTTTTATAAAGTTCCGGAAACGCTCGGAACAGTTCCCAACGATGAGATCGTAGCTGTCTATAAAGAATATGCTTCAAACTCTTATGTTCTCACCGCCAGAGAGACAGCCTTAGGGATGGCAGAGGGAGTTGTAAACAGATTGGAGTCTGTGGGCCTGCCTGCTCCGCTAAAAGTCTTTACACGGCCCGGTGGGATGTCTGGTAGCGAGTATAAGGGTTATGTCATCGGAGAATTTGCGCGTCAGCCAAATGTAACGAGCATAACCTTCTACGATGATAACAAGAGATACATAAGTGGTGTCCGAAAAATCTTAGAAGAAAGGTATCCGGCATTCGCTGAAAAGGTTACATTGAACCATGTGAGCATAGAGGCTAAACCGTAATGATAAAACTACTTAAAGAGATTAGGGACCTAATGGTCAAACAAGCCTCGGGCAATGATATGATCGATAAGATCGATACATTAATAGATATGGCAGCCCCCAAGAAGAAGAAAAAGAAGAAGCGAAAACCTCTTTATACTGCTGCATTTTTAACGAATGAGGGGCAGAACGATCTAAAAGATTGGTGGGAGTCAAACATAAGAGATGATCTCTTGGCAAGGCGTTTCATGCATCACATGACAATTAAGTTTAAGCCTTCAGCAGAAGAGGTTATGGCGACCCCAATTGGACAAGAGGTGGAGTTGGTTATCGCTGGATTTGGAAAAGATTATCAGGGCCAAGCAGTTGCTGTGGTGACAAATCTTCCGGTTGCTGCAGAAATTCCTCACATTACTGTATCTACCGCCGAAGGAGTGAGCCCGGTTTATTCAAATGAACTTTTACAGACAAATTTTAAAGAAATTAGCGGCCCAAGCCTTAAGGCGCGAATAGGATATTGGAATGGGAAAGAAGCTATATATGACTTCCCCGTAAAGGAGATCGAGGGTGAGCCCACATAGTAATTCCGTTTTGGAAGAATTTTTCTTTTATTCCTTAGAGAGTTCAGTTCAAGAACAGAGCTTGGTTCTTTCCGACGAAATTAAGCATTATCTTTTAAATTTATTGTTATCCAGAAGACAAGAGCTTCCTTATGATGGAATGACAACGCTTACAGAACTATATTTGAGCGCCAGAGAAGAGGAATATAGATTTCGAAAAATAGATTGTTTCAAAAAGATGGGAGACATCTCTATAACGAAGGTCGGAATATTCCCCGGAAGCTTTAATCGCACGATGAAAAACGAGTATTATAGAAATATGGGGATTCTAGGATATAAGGAGACTTATCTTTGTTCCAATAATCAAATTTATCATGATCTATCAATAAATTATGATCTATGTGTTGACGCCATTCATGGGGTCAATATTCTTTCTATGAAGAATGATATTATAAAGCTTTATAACTTTTGGAAGAAGACAGAGAGTAGGGCTGCAAAGAAAAGGCTTGGAAAGTTAGGATTTTTAGAGATCGGAGAAATATTGGAGTGAGAAAAATTAAAGAGCTATTTTCAGAGCATCCAAACAATATTGAAGAATCCTATTTAATTCATATGGGATATTCTCTTTGTTATGGCTTTAATTTCTTCTGCGCAGGAATCGCTTGCATTATCCACGCTATTTTTCCATTTTTGTTTAAAAAAATTGCATCCGATATCGCCGGGAATATACTTGACTCGGTAGAATACCGAAGGGATGATGAATGATTATGGACAATTCAGAAGTTAGTGCAAAAGTTAGTGCAAATACAGAAATTAAAAGACAACCTACACGACCGAGAGCCTTAGACCTTGTTTATGGCCCTAGTCCTCTTCTTAGAACAAAAAGTCTTCCCGTCGAAGAATCGGAGTTTGGAGAGGCTTTAGAGAACTTTACAAAAATTATGCTTGAATCAATGATTAACCTAAAAGGCGCAGGCTTGGCGGCAGTTCAAGTTGGCCTCCTTAAAAGGCTTTTTGTTGCGAATATTAAAGATAGCGATATTGTTATGGTGAATCCAGAGATTGTTGATTCATCAGAAGAGATGCTATCCTCACAAGAGGGCTGCTTATCGCTGCCATTATATCGCTTTGGAGCCATAAGGCATAAGAGCGTTACCGTTAAATTCCGAGATCCTCTTGGAAATAAATTTGAAGAGACCTACTTTGATGAAGAAGCTGTTGTTATTCAGCATGAGATAGAGCATTTAGATGGAATAACCCTTCTAAGCAAGGTAAGTCGGCTTAAGCAGGACATCTATAAGAGGAAGTTCAGAAAGCTTAAGAAAAAGCTTAGCAGAAGTTCTAAGCGTCGATAATGTGAGAAGCAATGTCAGTTGACAAATATCATAAAAAACACACTATAAAGGTTGGTTCGGCCACGTCTACGGCTTCTGCTGCAGACGGAGATTTATTGCTGAATGCAGAAAATGATTTCGTAGCAGAAGGTAATGGTGACGCAAGCATTA